GCAGATGTCCACCCGCACCGCCGNGGGNGAGTGGCTCGACGAGCTGGGCGGCTACTATGGCGTCCCCAGGATCCAGGGGGAGCCGGATGTGTCCTACGGGCCGCGCATCATCGCCGAGGTGCTCCGTCCCCGCGGGAACAACGTCGCCATGGAGGCGGCGATCAAGGTCTACACCGGTCAGGACGCCAAGGTCACGGACGTGACCCTGTACGGGCCGGTTTTCCCGCTGCACGACGCGACGATCTTCTACAACGGCGCCTACAACTACGACGCCGACGCCTTCCCGTACTACGGCCTGTTCGACGTCGAGTACGACTACGATTTCATCAATGGCGGGGATATCACTCAGTTCCAGTCGATCGTCCGCGAGGTCATCGACCGGCTGCGCGACGCCGGCACGCACCTGCGGTCGCTGCTGCTGCGCGGCTCGGATATGTCCGACTCCCTGACCCCGCCCACTGATGGCGGGCCTGTCGAGTGGCAGGTGGGCGCCGACCTCGACGATACCCTGCCGGATCCGGACGACCCCGATTTCGGCATGTCCAGCACGATGGCCGGGATCGACGACACCCTGGCGGCGCCGGACGACGAGGGCGAGCTGACCGTCTCCTACAACTACCAGTACAACGGGATCCGCTACTTCAACGGGCAGGTTTTCTTCTTGGGCGGCCAGGTGGTGACCGAGTCGGTCTGATGGGGTCGTGACGGGACAATCATCCCAAACTACCGGAGGTCTGCGTGAGCTTCTCCATTACCGATTATGCCCAGATGCCCTGCGGCTTTTTTGTTCTCGAGGTCTACCGCCGCGGGGAGCTGATCGAGGTTTTCGAAGAGCGAAACCTCATCGTCAACAACTCCAAGCAGATCCACGCTCGCCTGCTGGGCGGCGACGTGACCAACCGCAGCATCACCCAGATCGGCTTCGGCACCAACCCGACCGCGCCGACCGCGGGCAATACGTCCCTGACGGACGCCTACGTCAAGCCCATCGACACGGTGTCCTATCCCGCGAACAACCAGGTGCGCTTCGCCTTCTCGCTCGGCACGGGCGAGGCCAACGGGAAGGCGATTTCCGAATTCGGCCTGCTGACCGCCGGTAACACCCTGTACGCCCGCAAGACGCGCAGCGCTCCGCTCCACAAGGAGAGCGACATAACACTCGCGGGCACTTGGACCATCAACTTCTGAGGTTGCCGTGGCGAATCAACCGGAGATCATCCAGTACGACACTGGCGTCTACCAGCTCGAGGTCACCGACCCGGTCGCGGGCGGCGTGGGCGGGGTCGCAAACGCGCCGCTACTCAACTTGGCGAACCGAACCGCCTACTTGAAGAAGCACGTCGACGACCTGGAAAGCGGCGCCACCATCCCGCCGACTGTCGCGCCGAAAAATTCGCCGGCCCTGACCGGCACGCCGACGGCACCAACCCCGCCGCTTGGCGACAACTCGACCAAGATCGCCACGACCGCGTTCGTGCAGGGCACGGTTAACGGCATCACCACCAAGAACGTCGCCGGCGGCACGAATGTCACCCTGTCGGCTACCGAAGCCGGCGCCGGCATCCTGGTGTTTACCGGCACGCTGACGGCCAACATCAATGTGATCGTGCCGGACGTCAGCAAGAGCTGGATCGTTTCGAACCGTACCAGCGGCGCGTTCACGCTCACCGTCAAGACCGCCGCGGGCACTGGCGTGGCCGTCGCGCAGGGCAAAGACCGCGAGATCTGGTGCGACGGCACCGATGTGCGCGAGTCCACCAGCGACTTGACCAACGCCGCGCTGACCGGTGTTCCGACTGCGCCGACGGCTTCACCAGGCACCAGCACCACGCAGGTCGCCACGACGGCCTTCGTGCAGCAGGAGGTCAACGACACGGCGCTGATTTACGCGATCATTTTCGGGGGTTAACCCATGGCAACTTTCAAGAGTTCGATCGGCACTTGCGGCACCGTGGCTGCTGCGGCTTATACCGCGCCCGGAACCGGCCCGGCCATCATCACCTCGGCGGTTTTCTGCAACATCACAAACGGTGATGTTGCCCAGGTCTCGGTGTCCGTGACCAAGGGGGGCAACACGAAGCATGTTCTGTACCAGGCGAGCATTCCGCCGGGCGGCACGCTGACCCTCAAGCCTGAAGCTCAGATCATCCTCGAAGCGGGAAACTCGCTTAACGTTCAAGCAGACCAGTCCGGTGCCGTCGATTACGTGATTTCCGCGACGGAGCTGTAAATGGGACAACTCAACTACGATATTGCTCCGTACCGCAACGTGCCGACGCAGGCGGCGAATGATGTCTCGTCCCAGCCTGCGTCGACGGAGTTCGTGCAGAACCTCCTGCCGCCCGGCACCGTCCTGCCGTTCGCTGGCGCAGTGCCGCCGACCGGGTGGCTGCTATGCGATGGGTCGAATGTAAGCCGCACGACCTACGCTCGTCTGTTTGCGGTCATCGGCACGACATACGGGGCGGGCGACGGCTCGACGACGTTCGGGCTACCGGATCTGCGTGGCGAGTTCATCCGCGGTCTGGACAACGGGCGCGGGGTGGATGCGGGGCGGACGCTGGGGAGTTCGCAGGGCGACGAGAACAAGGCGCACCGGCACCAATTCCTGATGCAGCGGTCGAAAGGCGCGGCCAGCAGTGCCATGCCTTTGGTGAATGGCGGCAACAACAATTTGCCGTTCAACGCCAACGGCGCCTCGACGGTTTACAACAGCGACTTAAGCTCGGAGAGCCTCGTCAGCTCTGAAGGCGGCTCCGAAGCCCGCCCGCGCAACGTCGCACTTAACTACATCATCAAAAGCCAGTGATATGTCTCCACGACTTTCCTATGCAGACGTTTCGAATAGCGGGCGCCGTGACTCCATACCTGCGCCCAATGCTGGCGTAGGATTCTCCGTTTTCTCGCGCTGCCAGGATTTCTGGAATCTGATCGCTCGTGAGCTTATTGAGGTTCGATCGCTCGCCAACCGCTCGGAGTCCGAGACTGGCAGCATGGGCATGGTTCTCGGCGGAAGTCGTCCATTCGAGGTTGCTTGCTCGGCAGTCCGCCTTGTCGCCGCTCTTGTGGTTTACCTGAAGAAGGTTGTTGTCGTTCGCGGACGCTGGTGCTGGCAAGAACGCACCGGCCACCAGCCTATGCAGCAGAGCAAACTTCTTTTGTCCGTCTCGGCGCAGGAAAACCTGCAGGTACCCGTCTCCGGTTCTCGTGGCGGTCATGATGCCGCCGCGCACGATCTTCGTCACTCCCGGTCGGGACGGTACGCTTCTTGGAAGGCTGCGAACGCGACCAAGGTTGCTGACTTCGTAGCATTGATCAAACGGCTGTATCGGCACCGGACGCCAAATTTCTTTCGTCTGCATGAGTATTCGGATCGGCACAGAGACGAAATGATTATGTCACAAACACTTGGGAAGCAGGCGTAACTATGGCCTATCTCGGAAACTCCCCAATCCACCGGATGTACGCCACTCCGGCGGTCACGCTGACGCCGGGGCAGACCGTGGTGTCGCTCGTCTACACGCCTGGTGTCTGCTTGTTCTTCTTGGACGGTCGCCTGATGGACTCGAGCGAGTACACGGCGACCGATGGGCTCACCCTGACGCTCGCAACGCCGGCCATCGGCGGCGAGATCCTGCAGGGCATCAACTTTTCCTGGTTCGCGGTTGCGAACGCGATCACGGCGCTCGGCGGCACGATGATCGGCCCGCTGGCGTTGGCGAACAACTCCACAGCGCCGACGCCGCCGCGGTTCGATAACAGCACGAACATCGCCACCACCGAGTTCGTGCGGCGCCAAGGGCTGCAGTCGAGTTCCTTCGTTTCGCTCAGTGGCGCGACCACGCTGACCGCGCAGCACGCGGGCGCATCGGTATTTTTGAGCGGCACCACCAACTACACCGTGACCCTGCCGCTGGCCAGCACCATGACGCCTGGCGCGCGGATCGAATTCTTCTTTTCGAGCACGGCGGGGACGCAGACGATTCAGCGTCAAGGCTCCGATATCATCTATCTGGGCGGCGCGGGAACGCACACGTCGGTGTCCGGCGCGAACGGAGACAGCATCACTTTCGTGACCAACGGCGTCAATTGGTACGCGGTTAGCGGTAGCCTGCAGATGGGGAAGGCGGCTGCGTTTGGGAATTTTATGAATGTCAATGGCTACCAGAAATTGCCTAGCGGGCTGATTATTCAATGGGGACAAGCGCAAATAACGGAAACCGGTACGCAAGTCATATTTCCCATTGCTTTTCCTAATGCAGCGTTTGCGTTGGCAGCTATGGATTTTGGGCTTCCGGGCAGCAGGTATGTTCAAAGTTACAACAACCTGACTAATACCGGGTTCATGGGATACGGTGGCGGGCCAACGGATGTGTTTGCCTATATTGCTATAGGGTGGTAATTATGAAATTTGCACAATTTAATGGCCAGCACGAACTAGTCGCCCGCTATGATTCTGAACTCCATAGCGAGATACCAGAGGATGCCGCCGAGATTTCCGACGAACTGTTCTGGCAGACCATCAACGAAACCGACGGAGTTTGGAAGATCGATCCTGATACCGGCGCGATTTCCAAGCATCCATTCCCGCCAGCGCCGCCATACGTGCCGCAGCAAGTGACCCGCCGCCAGGGCCGTCTGGCGCTGCTGGAAGTGGGCAAGCTGGACGACGTGGAGGCAGCCATCGAGGCCATCACCGACCCTGTGCAGCGCCGCGCCGCACAGATCGAGTACGAGGCCGACACCTGGGAGCGCGACAACGAGTTCTTGAAGTCGATGTGGGCCGCGCTCGGCGGCACAGAGCAGGGTCTGGACGATCTGTTCGCCCTTGCCGCAAGCAAATGACCGCCGGACTCGCTCGTGCGCTCGTGCGCTATGTGCCGAGCGCGATCATCGCCACCATCGCCGACGTGTTGGCGTTCGTGCTGGCGCCCATCGCGGCTCTGCCAGTGTTCGTTCGCGTCGGCGACGATGGCCGCGAGCGACTGGTCTGGTACTGGCAATGGATCACAACGCACGATCAGGAGATCGACCTGATCCTGCGCCATCCGACGGCGATCCAGGAGCACTGGCTCCTGGGCCGTTTCGGGCGCGAGCGCGTGCTGTCGTCGCCTGTGCTGCGCTGGTACGCCAGGGCCGCGTGGATCTGGCGCAATCCGGCCTACTACGTTCAATGGCTTCTGGGCTACGACATGACCGGCGTGCAGATCACCAAGCACGTGGACGGTTCCGACACCTGGGACACCGGGCAGCCGTCCATGAGCTACTGGACGGCGGTCAATGCCCGCGGCCAGACGGCGTTTTTGTGGGAGCGGCAGATCTACTACACGGATCATCGCTGCCTGGAGTTGCAGTTCGGTTGGAAGCTCTACCGAACACAGGTCGAGGACAAGGGCCGGTGCATGCTGGCGTTCCGGGTCAGCCCTTTCAGGCGGTATGGCGTCTAGGTCGTGCAACAGTCGGTCGTGATCGTACTCTGCGGGCATCAAGCCCGCAGTTTGTATGGAGCGCGATCATGAGTTTTCGCCGTGTAAAAGCCCTGTTCGACCGGTCGGCGTGGATCCTGATCCTGCCGGCGCTCGTCGCTATGTACTGGATTGACCGGCCTATGTTGGCGACCCTTATCGAGTGGGTGATCTTTGCGCCGATCCTGGCCGGCGTGGCGATCTTTATCAGCCGCATCATCTTCCCGCAAATTCACCTGACGGAGGCCGTCGAGCAGGCGATCAATGAGCGCAGCCTTCCTGCCGCGCTGATTGCGTCGTCGATCGTTTTCTTCGTCGGCATCCTGTTCTTCGCTCTGGTGGTCTGGGCGAGAGCTTGACGGCCATGCTGCGCGCGCTTGCTGTTCTGTTCGCGCTGATGGTTCCGGTGGCCGGGCACGCTCAAGACGTGCCCGCCAATGCCAAGCAGTACCTGCCGATCCTGCGCGGGATCCAGGTCGAGAAGTGGCCGGACGCGCCGATACCGTCCTTCCTGGCCGCTCAGGTCGAGAAGGAGTCCTGCATCACGCTCAGGCACAGCCGGTGCTGGAATCCGCGCGCAGAGCTTAAGACCAGCCGCGAGTACGGCTTCGGCTTCGGCCAGATCACCCGCGCCTACCGCGCCGACGGCTCGATCCGCTTCGACAAGTTCTCGGAGCTGAAGCGGGAGTTTGCCAGCCTGCGCGACTGGTCGTGGGATAACCGCTACGACCCACACTACCAGCTCCTGGCGCTGGTGGAGATGGATCGCTCGATCTTCGGTCGCGTGCGCGACGCCGCCACGCCGATCGACCGGCTTGCCTTCACCCTGTCCGCCTACAATGGCGGCGAGAGCGGTGTGCTGCAGGATCGGCGCCTGTGCTCGAACACGACCGGCTGCGACCCGTCGCGCTGGTTCTCCAACGTCGAGCGCACCAGCCTGAAATCGAGGAAGCCATCGCCCGGCTATGGGCAGTCCTTTTTCGACATCAACCGCGGGTACGTCCGCGAGATCATCTATGTGCGTAGGGCGAAGTACGAGCCCTACTTCCTGGAGTAGCAATGAGCGACGGCATCAACAATCACGGCGACCTGATGCAGCTCTCGAAGAGCGTAGTCCGTCTGCAGGTGCAGGTGGAAAATCTCGAGAAGCTCGTCGAGGACTTGGTGACAAAGGCCGAGTTTGCTCCGGTCAAGCTGATTGCCTACGGGCTGGCCACGGGCGCCATGAGCGCCGTTGTGATGGCCGTCATCTCGAAGGTGATCGTCCCATGAGACGGGCCTATCAGCAGAACAGTCGGGTTCGCATGGCGTGCGCGTACCTCGCGCCGTTCGCGTCCTCGTTCGCTGCTGTGTGGTGGTATTTCCTCCGATGATCAAGATCCTGCGTTGGCTCACCAGTAGCGCGACTCCCTGGTACATCATTGGCGGATGCGCGCTTCTGCTGTCTGGCATGTACCTGGGGTATGAGATCGCTGCCGGTCGCTTTGCAGCCGACCGTGAGGCGCTCCTGCAGGCTCAAGCCGACGCGCTCAAGGCAACGAACGACCAGCTGCTGGCCGAGCAGCGCCGCGGGCAGGAGATCGCCACTCAATTCCTGACCGCCCTGCAGAACATCCGCATCGAGAACAAGACGTTCAACCACGAGGTTCGCGTCGAGCGCGAGAAGCTCGTTTACACCGACTGCCAGCTCCCCGATTCCGGCGTGGATTTGCTGAACCGGCACATCGATGCCGCGAATCTGCGGTTTCTGGGGGCAAAGAAATGATGCGCCTGTCCGTGGTCCTGTCCGTCCTGGCGTTGGCCGGCTGCACGACGAAGCCCACGGTCTATGTGGAAACCAGCCGCCCGGTGCCGGACGCCAGCCTACTGTCCGAATGCCCGCCGATCCCGTCGCTGCCGAAGCCTGCCACCATGGGCGACCTGCTCGAGCACGATGACGCGCTGATCGGCCTGTACTCCGAGTGCGCCGCCGCGAACGCGGCAAAGGCGACTTATATCCGACAGCTTACGGAACACTGATGTCCCTGGAAGATCGCGCCCAAGACCACGAAGCGTGGATCTGGGAAATGAACAACGGCCCGCGCACGAAGAAGCGGGTCTTTACGCCGCAAGACCCCGAGTACGGCCCCGAGGTCTGCGCAGAGTGCGAGGATGATATGCCAGAGTGCCGTCGCGCCTACGGCTACCGCCTGTGCGTGGCCTGCGCGACGGCAGCCGAGAAGTTAGGTCGCTTGGGCCGGTGACCAGCTTTGCGTGATCACGCTGGCCAGCGTGTCCATGACGCGGGCGCCTTCGCCGTGCAGGCCGTGGATGTACCGCTCGGTGGTCGATAGCTGTCTGTGGCCGAGCATGATGGCGACCTGCTTCTGGGTCAGGCCGGCGGCGTGAGCCATCGACCCGGCAGTGTGCCGCAAGTCGTGGATCCGCAGCTCGTCTGGCAGCCCGGCCCGCTTCTTCAGGCGCCGCCACATGGAGTAGGGCGTGATCATCGGCTTGTTAGCCACACGGCCCGGGATCAACCACTCGTTGCTGCGTGGAATGCCGCGGATGATGTCCATGCAGGGCTGCGAGAGGGCGATGATCCTCCTGCCGACCTTGGTGTTGGGCAGGACGAGGACGCGGCGTTCATCGTCGACCCATTCCCTCTTGGCGTGCATGATCTCCCGCAGCCGGCAGCCGGTCAGGATGAGCAGACGGACGAGGTCGCCGAATTCCTTCGGGACGCTCCTGTCCTCCACCATGGCGGCCAGCGCCAGATGCAGCCGCTGGAGCTGCGCGGTCGAGAGGATCGTCTCCCGGATGGGTATGCTGAATTTCTTGACACCGTCGGTCGGGTTAGTGTTTCGCTCGCGCCATTCCCAATCCTCGGCCAGGTTGAACGCCTTGGACAGCATCGCCAGCACCTGGTTGGCGGTGGCCGGGTGGCTGCTCAGGCTGCCGTGGATGGACAGGATGTCGGTTTTGGTGACCTCCCGCACCTGCTTGTTGCCGATGGCCGGAAGGACATGCAGGCGCCAGTTTTTCTCGTCCAGCTCGATGCTGCGCGGCTTCTTGAATGGCTTCGCGTGCAGTCGCATGTAGTGGACCTTGAGATCCTGCATGGTCTTGGCGTCAGCGGCAGCCTGCCGCATATCGCCCACCGGGTCTCTGCCGTCGGCCACGGCGGCGAACACCTTCCTAGCCTGCTCCCGGGCCTTGTCCGGGGTCAGGTCGCAGCAGCGAGCGATGGTCATCTTGCGCTGGTGGGTCATGCCCCGTCGTGTCCGGTACCTGACGACATAGGTCTTTCGCCCGCTCGGCTGGACGCGGATGCCGAAGCCGGGCAGCTCCCTATCCCAGATCCAGACATCTGTCTGTCCCGGTTCGATAGCGTCGATGAGGCTCTTGGTTATTCTGGTGCGCTCCATTGTGTGAGTCCTGAGTCTGGTGCTTGCGTCCGGCCCCGGATTTCGGGCGCAGGTCGGGCGCACAAATCCGGGATCCGTGGGTTAGGTTCGGTCATCGCCGTGCTGTTGTGCAGGCTGAAAACCGTTGAAACCCGTTACGTTTTGCTCACTCTGGTGATGCGGAAGGATGTCGTGGCAGACCCCGAGTAACTTCCTACGAATCTGGGGGTCAGAGGTTCGAATCCTTTCGGGCGCGCCACTTCGTCACCAAAACATCACGGGTTCCCAATCACTTAGGAGCAAGTCGGCCCGCCAGTCAACTGGTGCTCGGCGGGCAGTGGAAAAGTTCGGGCGCAGGTCGGGCGCACAAAAATGCAGGACCGGGCGGTAACGACCGGGATTTGCCTAGAACGCCTTGCCGCCGGCGGCGCGCCGTGATTCCATCCTATGGTCGGCCCGGCTGGCGTTGTAGCGCAGCTTCTCGGCGATCGCGCCGCCCATGTCCAAGCCCAGCCCGCCAGCCAGGTCGAAGATCCGAATCACGGTATCGGCCAGCTCCACCTCGAGCATGGAGCGGTGGGGCAGCTTGTCGTCCATCTGGCCCTTGCGCAGACCCTCGAGGGCCTCGCTGACCTCGGAATGCACCAGCGCCAGCTTGGCCGCGATCCACAGCTTGAGGGTACCGTCCGGCCACGTCCGGACGTCCTTGCCGGTCTCGGGGTCAGTCCACCAGCCGCTGGCGCTGGCCAGCCCGAAGCACTGCGCCTGCAGATCCTGCGCGGCCTTGGCGACTTGTTCCTCGTTGATCTCGATGCTCACTTTTTCTCCTTCGGAAACAGGCGACGCTCGGCGTCGCGGTTGCGTTTGGGCATGGGACTCCATGCCATGAATTGTTCGCCCAGCCGGCCCTGCCACTGGCCGAGGACGCAGATGCCGCCGATGGTCAGCAGCAGCATCTTGGCCGACCGGTTCTCGGGCACCTCGTAGCGCCAGAAGATCTCGCCCGGCGGGGCGGCGACATGGGTGGGGTGAGGCATGTGTTCTCCTGTTACACGACCACGGTGACCCGCTCCGCTGCGCGGGTGATGCCTGTGTAGAGGTGGTTGATTCGGGAATCCCGGAAGGTGGCAGACTCGTCGAACAGCACGACGTGATCCCACTGGCTGCCCTGGGCCTTGTGCACCGTGAGGGCGTAGCCATATGTGAATTCGTCGTGCTGCTTGCGTACTTGCCACTCGAGGTCGTCCTCCTGGCCGGCGAAGAATTGCACCGGCACCTCGACCTCGATGGGCGCGCCGGCCCCGGTCGGGTCGTCCAGGGACGTGACCTCCATGGCGACCCGCTTGTGCTTGGCGCCGGTGATGTAGGCGCGCCGCGCCGTCCACAACCCGCCGTTGAGCAGGCCCTTGGCCCTGTTGTTGCGCAGGCAGACAAGCCGGTCGCCCGAGACCGGGTAGGGGCTGTCGTGTCCGAGCAGCTCGCGCATGCGGGCATTGAATGTGCGCCGGGTGCGGTTGAGCCCGACCAGTATCTGGTCGGCCTGCAGGATCTCGCTGCGCTCGACGTCGGCGCGCCGGATGACCTTGCTGTCGCCGTAGGTGCCGATCGCCAGCTTCTTTCCCTGGCGCACGTCCATCGACATGCGGATGATCGGGTTGTCCGCCGCCTGGCGGTGGATCTCGGTCAGCATGAAGTCCGGCGCGTCGGACGTGAAGAAGCCGGCGCCATTGATCGGCGGCAGCTGCGCCGGGTCGCCGAGCACCAGGATCCGGGTGCCAAACGAGAGCAGGTCGTTGCCGATGTCCGGCCCGACCATTGACACCTCGTCGACGATGATCAGGCCGGCGGTCAATGCGTCGCTCTCGTCATTGAGGACGAAGGTGACGTGACCAGTTTCTGGATCCTCGATGGCCCGGTATATCAGGCTGTGGATGGTGCTGGCCGGGTGGCATCCTTTCTGCGCCAGCACGAGCGCGGCCTTGCCCGTGAAGGTACAGTAGAGGACTGGGCCGCTCACCATGTTGGCGATTTCTTTCGCCAGCGTCGTCTTGCCGGATCCCGCGAAACCGAAGAGTCGGAACACTTGCGGGGCGCGAGGATCCCTTAGCCACCGCTGCACCTCCCGCAGGGCGGCTGCTTGCTGTCCTTCGAATTGCATGGAAGAGGGGGGCAGGGTTATTAGCCCCACCCCGCGAAGGTAGTTAGACTGCCCGGTAGCTGCTGGTCGACGAGTATGTGCGTGCCTGCTTCCACCGGTCGAGTTCCTCGGTCGAGTAGAACACCCGACCGCCCAGCTTCAGGAACCGAGGCCCTTCACCTTTCGTTCGCCAGTTCGCCAGTGTGCGTTCTGCCACACGGAGATACGCGGACGCTTCGGCGGGTCTCAGGAGCTGGGGGGTGGTCGTATCCATCTCAGAACACCGGGCCATCATCATCACCGTCGGCAGGAACATTTACTTCCTCCTGCTGGTCAGCGGGTTCGCTTGCAGGAGGATCTGCTTTTTGGGGCGCGTCATGCGCTTCATCTTTTTTGCCTTTCTCTTGTTGTGCCGCCTTGGTTTTGGCCTGAGCCGCGGCATTCGCTGCAGCGGGTGCTGCGGATTCCGCCGCGGTTGCCGCAGGAGGTTGCTTGGCCGCTGCCTTGGCAGCTTGCTTCTGGATCACGCTGGCGATGCCGGATTTCGCATCGCCATCGTCATCGTCGCTGGTGCCGTGGCTGTCCCCGAACCAGTCGTCGATCTTGGTCACGCCGTCCTTGATGCTGCTGTAGATGCCGTGCAGGTCGGCCAGCTCGTCCGGGGTGGTCTGGTCGAGCCTGTGGCCCAGGCGCTTGACGAGCAGCTCGTCGGAGACGCCGAGCTTGCCGAAGGCCAGCACCATGCGCTTGATCCGGTCGCCGATCGGCACGTTGCCACTTCCCTCGGCGATCGTCTTGCGGCACTGCTCGACGGCTGCGTCTTTCAGGTCGGGCGGGAGCACGGCCATGATGCATGCGCGGACGCGTCGGCTGCCCTGGTTGGCCGTCAGCTCGTAGATGTCGCGCTCGTCGGTGAGCGAGACCTTGCCACTTTTCCGGTCGCGCACGTGCCGGACCGTGAAATTTTTCGTCACGTAGACGAGGTTCTCCAGGTCGATGGCGTAGGCCTGCATCTCCGAGGATTCCTCGTTGCGCGCCAGCTCGCGGATGCCGTACTCGATGCGGCCCCAGCAGCGGGCCAGTTCCTCGGCCAGCCTGATGGACGGACCGCTGATCGACTCTCCGCCGCGCGGATAAGAGTAAAACGCCACCGCCGCGAGGCTCGGGCGCTGGCAGGCTTCCATGGCGCGCGCGAATGCCGCGGCTTCGTCCCTGGGGAAGCGCTGCGCCATGAGCATCTTCACCTGCGAGTCGGCGATGGCGCGCTCGGACTCGATGGCGATCGTGCCCGCGTTCACGTGGCTGGCATGCATCCTTGCGAAGGGATTGTATGGGGCGGGAGGGGTGTTCGGGTTGCGAACGACCGGAGACGTGGACGGCTTTTGCTCCTGGGTGACAATGTTGTTCATAGGTATTCCTGGGAATTAGCGGTTAAAAAATGAGTAATCGAAATCGCGGGATGATCTTACCGGAAAAGCGGGAGTTACAGCGAAACTCTGAGATGCCCGGGTAACTTTCCGGGCGTTTTTGCATTGTTCAGTCACCATCGGTATCGATGGCGAAGTCGCCCTCGGGCAGCACGCGGCTAACGAAAAGTTGAAGACCCGATTCTGTGATCCGGTCGCGGAATGCGACAAAAGTCGAATTGTCGAGCAGCTCGATGTTGTCCACGCACACCACGCCCAGCTCGCCTGCGCGCAGCTTTGCGATCTCGACCGCGACCTCGACCTGCTGCGCAGTGTTGAGTCTGTCGAAAGGCACGCCGTTGCGCAGGATCTCGCCCTCGGTGACTTCGAGTCCGGCAATAGGCAGGCTGGCCAGCAGGTCGCGCTTGTACTGCTCGAGCGCCTGCAGGGCTTGCGTCTTGGCTTCGGCCTGCTCGCGCAGCTCGGCCAGTTCGTCCTTCATCTGCTCGATGATCTTGGCCTGCTGCTGGCGCTTGGCTGCCGCGTCGCGGTTGGCGCGGATGGCCGCGAGAGCTTCGCGCAGCGGGCCACTGACCGCCTGGAAGTTTGTCTCGGTTTCGTCGCGCTTGGCCTGCGCCCGGCGCTCGATATCGGCCCTCTCCGCGTCTGCGGCTTCGAGGTCTGCGGCGAGCTGCGCCTTGATCTCGTCGATCTTGCGCTGCGCTTCTGCCTTCAGTGAGTCCTTGCGCTCCTGGATGACGGACACCATCTTAGCCAGTTGCGCGTCGATGCGGCGCATCATGTCATCGCGTGCGTTGCGGGCGGTGTCGAGCTGCGCCTGCATCTCGCCCTCGTCGCCCTCAACGCCGCCTGGCGCTTCAGGCATGGCCGCGGTCAGCTGGTTGATCGTGGCGTCCTTCTCGCGCACGGCGCGGTTCAGTCCGGTGCGCTCGTCGTAGATCTGCTTGTGCACCGTCTCGATCGCGTACAGCGCGTGGGTGCCCGGCGCGATGTTGACCGGCTGCCCGACGATCTCCGCCAGCTTCTGGGGATCGGCTTGCAGCGGCATCGATTCCAGCAGGACGCGCACCCGGTCTTTCGCTGGCGCGCGCAGGAAGTCGACCGGATTGACCGAGAGCATGTCGGTCAGCGCCTTGATCGTCTCGACCGGCTTGGCCTGCTTCCTTCCGTCGCGCACCAGTTCTGTCGTGGTGCCCTTGGCGGTCACCTTGCGGTGGATCTCGCTGCCGTCATCGAGCACGAGGACGATCTCGCCCTTGTCGGCGCCCTTGCGCAGCAGCGTGGCGTCGTGCCCGCCGGCCAGCGCCGACTTGATGGCTTCCATGATCGACGTCTTGCCGGCGCCGTTCGGCCCTCGGATCTCTGTGAAGCCGGCGCCCGGGGAAAATTCGAGTTCGTCGATCCCCAGGATCTTCGATATGCGGATGTGGCTGATTTTCACGATTGCTCCTTGGTTGGGGGTGTCCAGCGGTAAGTATTGATGGCCTGCTCCATGGTCGGGTGGCGCTGGTGGATTTCGCCCTCGCGCTGGCGCGGCCACATGCAGATCGTCAGGCAGCGGAAATTGGCCGGGCTGATCTCGACGCGGATGCACTCGTCGTGAGCGCCGATCACCAGCGTGGTCAGTCCTGGGCTGTCGAAGGTAGCGAGGCGAGGGTGGTCGACGACAAATCGCACGCCGCTGCCGAATGCCCAGTCCGCGCGCTCGAACGTCCTCGCAAAGTCATACGGCCCGCAGCGCATCGCCCGGCAGAGCAGCACGACAGCTCTGCGCTGGAAGTCCGTCAGTGTGCGCCCGATGTGGCGCTCGACCCATTCTGCCCGTGCGTCCATCACGCCATCTCCGCGTTTTCGGCCTGGTGCGTGTACCAAGCGGGCAGCTGCAGCGGCATGGCCTGCGCTGCGTAGTCCGGCCAGTAGTCTTGCTGCTTGCACTCGACGATGCGGCGCAGGTCGCGCCGGGCGATCTTGCGACCGAATTCGATGTCCTCGTCCTGCGCGTAATAGATGCCGATGGCGTGGGGCGGCTCTTTCTCGACCGCGAGGAACATCCAGTACTTCGGCGTCTCGCCGTACAGGTCGCGCAGGATGTCGAAGTACCAGGGCGGCTGCAGGTGGTAGCGGTAGTTGGCCGCAGACCGCCCGAACGCCGCCGGCCCTGCGTTCTCGGTGGACTTCAGGTCGAGCGCGTACTCGCCGGAGTCGGCCAGCGCGTCGAACCGGCACTTGATCAGTTCACCGGTCTCCTTGTCCGTCGCGTAGAAGCTCTGCTCGGTTTTGATTCCCTGCAGCAGTGGCCCAGCGACCGGGTGCCGGTGTACCGCGTCGCGGATCGCCAGGACGGTCTGGTAGGCGTCGCCCGGCAGGATGATCTTGCCGGCGTTGGCCTTCTCGAAATCTGCCCAGGCCTGCCTGTTGGCGTTGCTGCGCCGGTCGATGTCGAGGCCCGGCACGACCCGATCGGAGAGCAGATCAGGCTCCAGGATGGCCGTATGGATGGCCGTGCCGAGCACCTTTGCCGGCGTCTGCTTGTCCGGCTCGCGGTCGGGGTTGATGTAGCGGTTCCAGTAGTGGAGGGGGGTGCGGCCCATCTCGGGCGCGATCCAGTCGAGATGGCTTTTGCTGATGCCTGGGCCGGAGTGATAGGCGTCATTGCTGACGTCGACCAGCCCTTGGAGCGGCTGTTCCATGGTCGTCCTTGGTTGTTGGGTGGAAGTGACGACCGGGATTGTTCCTCGATTTTGAGCAAGCATCAATAAATGCGCCCGCTTTTTCTCGGGGTTTATTGTAACGTCATGTAAATTCCCGTGTGTTCACCATTGTTCACCGTTCTCGGTTTGCGGTTTTACTCAATTTTTGTGAAAATCGGCCCCACGTCTACTTGTCTCAACTGCCATGAAGAAGAATTTCGAGCAGGTTTTCCGCGCTACCCTCGACGAGCTGCAGCAGGACGCAAAGGCCGCTGGCATGAGCCTGACCAGTGTCTGCCGCGCCGCTGGCGTCGCCCGCGCCACGCCTGATCGCTGGCGCCAGAGCCCGCCTAAGACCATCCGCGTCCTGGCGAAGATGCAGGACACCGTGGCCGCGCACGCAGCGGCCAAGGCCACCGCCGATGCCGCCGGCGAGCAGCAGGGCGATGGCGAAAACAGTGGGACGGCTGCCGAGTAGCGACGGGCGCCGTCCATGTCCCAGATCCAGCTACGCCCGAAGCAGCAGCTCGCCGTCGAGCGGGTGCGGGAAGCGTTCGGCCAGTTCCGTCGGGTGCTGCTGGTCGCGCCGACTGCGTTCGGCAAAACGGTCACCTTCTCATACATCGCCGAGTCCGCGACCCGGCTCGGGCGCCGGGTGATCATCGTCGCGCACCGGCAGGAGCTGATCGACCAGATCTCGCGCACGCTGTCGTGGTTCGATGTCGACCACGGCATCATCGACCCGCGGTTCTCGCCAGCCTACCGAAAGCCAGTGCAGGTTGCGTCGATCGGCACGCTGCTCTCGCGCCTGAAGAAGAGCAGGATCCCGCCGGACTACCAGCGCTTCTCGCTCATGATCCTCGACGAAGCGCACCACCTGCTGGCGACGAACACCTTCGGGAAGGTCTACGACATGCTCGGCCAGCCGCGCATGCTCGGCGTGACCGCCACGCCGCAGCGCGGCGACGGGAAGGGCCTGGGCGAAGAGGCGGGCGGGCTGTTCCAGACCCTGATCGAGGTCACGGACGTCGCCGAGCTGATCCGCGAGGGCTTCCTGTCTGACTACTCCATTTACGCGCCGCAGGAAGAGATCGACTTGAGCGGCGTCAAGGTGATGGCCGGCGACTACGAGAAGAAGTCGCTCGCCGAGCGCGTCGACCGCCCGAAGGTCACCGGCAATGCCGTGCGCGAATACTCGCGCATCTGCCCGGGCGTGCCGACGGTTGTGTTCTGCGTCTCGATCGAGCACTGCCAGCACGTCGCCGCGGAGTTTCAGGCTGCGGGGTTTAACTTCCAGGTCATCGACGGATCCATGTCCGCCGAGCGGCGCAAGTCCCTCATCGATGGCCTGGGCAATGGCCGCGTGACTGGCCTGGTATCCTGCGACGTGATTTCCGAGGGCACGGATATCCCGGCCATCACCTGCGCGATCTTCCTGCGCCCGACGAGGTCGCTCGGTCTGTTCATCCAGCAGGCTGGCCGGGCGCTGCGCACCGTCTACGCCGACGGCTACGACCTGTCGACCCGCGAGGGCCGGCTGGCTGCGATCGCCGCGTCGCCAAAGCCGCGCGCCATCCTGCTCGACCACGCTGGCTTGACCTGGGTGCATGGCCTGATCGACGACCCGCGGGAGTGGTCGCTCGAAGGCAAGAAGAAGCGCAAGGGAGCCAAGCGCGAGCAGCAAGACCAGCGCCTTCGGTTCGCGCAGTGCCCTAAGTGCTTCACCATCCACGAGGTGGCGCCCGTCTGCCCGGGCATCCTGCCCGACGGGACTCCGTGCGGGCACGTCTACGAGACCGCGACTCGCAAGGTAGAGCAGCGCGAGGGCGACCTGCGCGAGATCACCCGCGAAGAGCGCGAGGCGCGCCGGCGGGCGAAGTCGGTCGCGCTGCGCAGGGCCGAGACCATTGAGGAAATGATGGCTGCTGGCGCCTCGCGTGGCGAGGCCTTCTACCGTCTCAAGGCGCGCCGCGAAAAACAAGAGCTTGTCGACGGGCTCGTCGCCGACCTGAGACGCTGGAAGGAAGAGACCGGCCAGTCCGTGCTGGAAACCTTCGGCGTCGTCCTGAGCGGCGTCCCGTCCCTGAAGCCGGCCAAGCTGCGCGAGCTGCGCGCCAAGGTCGACGATCATTTCGCCGTCTGGCGTGCCGTCGCTCCGCAGCAGGAGCAGGCCGCACTCCGTTTCTAACCCGGCCCGGTTGGGCCTTTCCCAGACAAGGACTGCTATGGCATCCGTCAACAAAGTGATCATCGTCGGCAACTTAGGCCGAGACCCCGAGCTGAAGTACATGCAGAACGGCGACGCCGTCTGCAACATGTCGGTCGCCACGACCTCGTCGTGGAAGGACAAGAGCACCGGCGAGAAGAAGGAGGACACCGAGTGGCACCGGGTCGTCCTGTATCGCCGCCTGGCCGAGGTCGCCGGTGAATACCTGCGCAAGGGCCGCTCGGTCTACATCGAGGGCCGTCTCAAGACTCGCAAATGGCAGGACAAGGACGGCATCGAGCGGTACACGACCGAGATCATCGGCGAGCAGCTGCAGATGCTTGGCGGCAGCAGTGGCAGCGAGGACGGTGGCCAGCGCCAGGCAGCTCCGGCGGCGCGCCAGCAGCAGGCGGCTCCTGCCCGGGCTATCGACAGCGGCACCTTGAGTACGGTTGACGACGATGACATCCCTTTCTGAGGTGGCCATGATCGGATCAACCGCTGCACCCATCGCTCTCGGCTACGAGTCCCTCGCCGACGTCCTGCGGCGCGCCTACGAGCAGGCTGCCGTCGGCAAGGGCAAGGAGCGCCATGCAAACGACCTTCCCTTCGATCGCCAGCCCATGCAGCAGATCGCCGACCGGCGCGGAATCGGCTTTCTCCTCGGGCAGGCCGACAAGAAGTCGGAGGAGGCGCAAGGCATGCTCGACCGCGGCCAGGTCGACGCGGCCATCCGCGAGCTGCTCGGCTCGATCGTCTACATCGCCGGCGCCGTGATCTGGATCGAGCGCCACCACCGGGGCGGCAATGGGCAGCCGTGAGAACGCCGCGCAGCGCGAGTGCTGGCTCGAGTTCGGCAAGCAGGGCGCGAAGGTGTTCCGCCTGAACACTGGCCGGGCTTGGGCCGGTCGTGCCGAGCGCATGCCGGACGGCTCCGTGCGAATCGAATACCCGCAGCTAGTCAACCTGGGGCTCGGCTACCCGGACAACAAACCGGTGGTCGGTGCGTCCGACCTCATCGGCTGGACGTCGGTGGTCATCACACCCGAGATGGTCGGCCAGCGGGTGGCGGTGTTCACCGCCGGCGAGGCCAAGGCGCCCAAGGGCCAGCCCACTGAAGATCAGCGTCGGTTCATCGATCAGGTGCGCGCCGACGGCGGCATCGCTGGCGTGGTGCGCACGCCGACCGATGTGCGCGGGCTGTTGCACGAGTGGAAGACCCGACACAAGCAGTCGGATTGATGGCATGATCGACCCTGCGCGTCCCGCGATTGCCCGGCTTTCGGTCTCGCTGGCGCGCTGCTTGTCGCTGTACTCCTCGATTTATGGGCTAGGCACCGGGTAGCTCCCGTGGCCGAACGGCGGACCCTGCTGCCGCCTGCCCGCCTTTTTTTTCAGCGGGACACTTCTTTGCAGGGGAAGTAATGACAGAATTTGATGTCGTGTCGCAGTTCCACGCTGCGATGATGTCTGCCGGGATCTCGGTCGATATCGCGGATATCGTGCCGGACGGGAAGATCCACCGAGTCCACGTCGCCGGCGATGCCAAGGGATCAAAGAACGCCTGGTACATCCTGCACGCCGACGAGCACCCGGCGGGCGCATTCGGCTGCAACAAGCGGCTCGGGCCAAACGGAAAGATAAGGTGGTCGCTGAAGGAGACCCGTCCGCTCACGCGGGAAGAGCGTCAGGCCTTTTCTCAGAAGATGGCAGAGCGCAAGGCCGCGAAAGAGGCGGAAGAGAAGGCCCGCCGGGCAGCTGCTGCCAAGCGCGCAAACGATTTGTGGGAGGCCGCGCAGCCGGCCAGCGAGCACCCCTACCTCGCCCGCAAGAAAATCAGCGCCCACGGCTTGCGTGTCGGGCGCTGGGAGGTGGTCAACGAGGAAACCGGCGCTGTCACGCTGGTGACCAAAAACGCGCTGTTGGTGCCGCTGCGCGACAAGAAGAAGCGCATCCATTCTCTGCAGGCGATCTTCCCGAACGCGAACAACCCGCTGCATCGGGACAAGGACTTCCTGCGGGGCGGCGCCAAGGAGGGCCTGTTTTTCACGATCGGGAAGCCGGTTTCAGGCGTCATCCTGATCTGCGAGGGCTTCGCCACTGGCGCCAGCTTGCATGAGGCCACTGGCCACGCTGTCGTCGTGGCGTTCGACGCCGGCAACCTGGCGCCGGTCGCTCGCTCGATCCGCGAGTCGTTCCCTGAGATGTCGATCGTCCTGTGCGCCGACAACGACCAGTGGACGACGACGCCCATCGACAACCCCGGCGTCTACTACGCACGGACCGCGGCCAAGGAGATCCGAGCCTTCGTCGCCATCCCGCCGTTTTCGCCCAAGGATGGCAAGACCGACCCAGAGACCGGAAAGGTCAAAGGCCCGACCGACTTCAACGACCTAGCGCTGCTGCGCGGCCACGATGCCGTGCGCGAGACGATCAACCTCGCGCTGCGCCCGGAGACCCCGCCGATCAAGACCAACGTGCCGCTGCCGCCGGATCCGGCGCCTGCGCAGGTTCCCCAGCCCGAGGACGGCGTGTCCAAGCATGACGAGCCAGATGGGCCGGATGACACCGGCGGCTACTTCTCGATGCTCGGCTACGACCACGAGCGCTACTACCTGTTCCAGCACGAGAAGAAGCAGGTGCTGGTCTACACGAAGGGCGATTTCACCGAGGCCGGCCTGATCGCCCTGGCGCCGCTTAACTGGTGGGAGCGCGAATTCCCCTCCGCAAAAGAAAAGAACGGGATCGACCGGAAGTCAGCGATGGACTGGATCGTGCGCTGCTGCCACAAGGCCGGGATCTATGACCCGTCGCGGCTGCGCGGTCGCGGCGCCTGGATCGACGATGGCCGGGTGGTCTACCACCACGGCGGCTATCTGTCCGTCGACGGCGTGCCGACGGCCATCACCAAGATCAAGTCCCGCTACGTGTACGAGCTGGATCGTTCGCTGCCAGAGCCTGCGAAGTCGCCGCTTTCCGACGAGGAAGGAGCCCGGCTGCTCGAGATCGCCAAGATGTTCCGCTGGACGAAGCCGGCGAGCGCGGCGCTGCTGGCCGGCTGGGTGGCGCTGGCACCGCTGTGCGGCGCGCTGCGCTGGCGCCCGCACATCTGGCTCGGCGGCGGGCCGGGGTCGGGCAAGTCGACGATCCTGAACGAGTACGTGCACCCGCTCATGGCGGGCACCGATATGTTCGCCCAGGGCAACAGCTCCGAGGCCGGGATCCGGCAGCATCTGAAGGCCGACGCGCTGCCGGTGCTGTTCGACGAGTCCGAGCAGAACGATGAGAGGGAGACCGCCCGCGTGCAGGCGGTGCTCGCGCTCATCCGGCAGGCGTCGACCGAGTCCGAGGCCAAAACGTTCAAGGGCACCGCTGGCGGCGACGCGCTGTCGTTCCATATCCGCTCCATGTTCTGCCTGGCGTCGGTCCAGGTCGGCATGAAGCACCAGGCCGACATCGAGCGCATGGCGGTGCTCAATCTCCGCCCGAAGCGCGAGGACAAGGACGCAGCCGAGACCTGGAAGCGGATCAAGGATGCGCTGTACGCGATCAAGCGCGACCCAGAGATCGGTCGGCGTCTGCTGCGCCGGTCGCTCGACCTGCTGCCGGTCACGCGCGCCAACATCGACCTGTTCGCCGAGGTGGCAGCGCAGCGGTTCGGCAGCCAGCGCGACGGCGACCAGTACGGCACGCTGCTGGCCGGCGCCTGGTCGTTGATCAGCACCCAGCTCGCCACCCGTGAGGAAGTCGAGCAGATGATCGACCAGTACGACTGGTCGGAGCACCTCGAAAATGCCGACCTCGACGATTCCGTGCGTGCCTACGCGTCGCTCATGGAGGCGCACGTCAAGCTGCAGGGCGGCGTGATCGTCACCGTCTACGAGTTGTGCCGGATGGCGCTGGGCTACGAGGTAGAGGGCGTGCAGATGCAGGCGTCGTCTGCGGACGCGGTGCTACAGCGGTACGGCATGCGCGTCAGAGATGGCCGACTGCTGGTCTCGAACACTTCGGACCAGCCCAAGCACCTGATGCAGGGCACACCATTCTCTGCTGACCTGCGCGGTGTGCTGCTGCGCTACCCTGGCGCCGACCGGTATGGCGACCGGACGCAGCGGTTCAACGGGCAGACGTCCAAGTGCATCAGCCTGCCGCTGAACATGGACGATGCCCAGCCAGCGCCCTCGGGGTCGCCCTATGATGGGTACGACCCCGAGGATACGGTCTCGTTCTAGTCTGCGAGGGGGATTTTTCCGGGGCGGCGGCGCTGCGCCGGGAGGACGATGAAGTCCTCCGGCAGCAGCCAAACCCCGGCGATGAATTGGGCGCCCGGGACGCGCCCGTCACGGATGAGCTGCTGGATCCGGCGCGGCGTGACGTTTACCACCTCTGCCGCGGTGCGGACGCTGATCAGTTTCTTCTTCGCCACGCTTACACCTCTGCTGCTTCGTTGACCCAGGCTTCGCGCTCGACGGTCTCCGTCCAGCGCCGCAGCACTTGCGTGGCCTTTCCGCACCAGATGCAGCGCCGCACGTCGCCCTCGACTTGCCAGCGCGTGTCCTCGTCGAGGAACACCACGCTGTGGTCGGGGTCGATGGCGCACCCGCCGATGGCGACGTAGTCGCGCCAGAAGTTCTCGATCGGCGTCACCTCGGGTGCGCGCAAGTAGCAGCCGATGATGGCGCGCCCGCCAAGTACCAGCGCGGCCATCAGCTTGGAGCCGTACAGCGACCCTTCGCTGAGCCGACCGATGTAGCGGGTGCCGTCGGTTCCCATGTAGACCTCGGGCGTCTCGAAAGGTGTGCTCCGGTATTTCTTGTTCCAGGAGCGCAGGTATCGTTGCAGGTTCTTGCTGTAGCGGTCGCCTTGCAACCGCAGCAGGGTGTGGATGTCAGTCATGTGTTAGACCTCCGTGGAGGCGAGGTTGTTTCGGGATCCGATGCCGGTGAGGATCATCTTGGCTCCTTGCTGCCGTCGATCCTGCCGGTTAGGAAGACAGGAAAGGGCGCCCGCTCTCCGGGTGGCAGCATGTCGGCGTGCAGGCGAACCAGGAAGAGTGCGACGCTCATGAGCCACTCCGGCCACCAGTTGCGCACCGCGATCGTGCAGATCCCGTGCGGGTATTTGACGTAGACGGGCACGAAGCCACAGAACAGGCCGTAGTGCGTGAATTCCTCGCGGATCCTGTCTTTGGGGATGCGGTTAAGGATTGCCACTGTTGCTCCTTTTTGGGGTGCCGCCGTCCAACTGCAGCAGACGCTGCATGACGTCATCGAGCGCTTGCTTGTAGCAGGCGCGACCGTACTCGATCATTGCCCTGCTGCTGTATGCGCGGGTTTCGTCCTGCAGATTTCGCGAATACGAGACGACGTCGCCGGGTGGCAGCGGCGGCAGTTTGATGTCGTCAGTCATTGCTTGCCCTCCCGCGCCGGAGGGTCGATCAAGTCCGCTTCCCTGCGCATCAGGTTCGCCGCGCAAGGTCGGCACAAAACTACAGCTCCGGGGCAGTAGTCGATTTCGATAGACGCCGACACCTTTGTTCTGGCCGACACATCCCGGTCTTGCCACAGGATGCGCTGCTCAGCTTCGAACGGCTGCTGCGTCGGCTTGCGGCACATGTCGCAGGTGTACTCAACGGTAGTGGTGGCCTTAACTCCCATCACTCGCCCTCCCTGGCGCGCAGCATGGCGTCGGCCATCTGGCGCTCAACGTTGTCCAGCTCTGTATAGTGAGCCCATCCAGTCTCCGTGTTGTACCAGTCGCACATGCGCGTTTTCCCCCGGCAGCGACAACAGGACCGCGCATCTACGCCCTCACAAGTCGGGCAGCCGCGCTTCTTCAATTCGCTTAACTTGTTCATGCTTTGTTCTCCTTCATCCGTTCAAACTCCACGACCCACACCCACGGGTTAGCATCCCAGGAGCCTGGGCCGTTGATGGATTGCCATATGCGACGGTACTCGCGTCGCGCGTAGTCGAGGTCTGCTCCGTCATGCGGGAGGTGCGCAGGCACGGAGACGCCCTCTCTCTTTGCGTCCATTCCGCTTATGTCCTGCAGCCGCTCCACGCGCACCCCGGTGACCTCCAGCGTGATCCTGCTGAGCAGGCGAGGCATGTGGATGGATGGGCGAAATCTCCACTGGTTTCCCGGAATAGGATCAGGCAATGGGGTGCCGTCTGCCGCAAAAATCACACGGCTTGTCCCAGACCAAAATCTGCCACGCGGATCGTCAGGTTCGCAGCCGAGACGGAGGCTCCACTGTCCGTCCTGATAAAAATTCTCACGCACCCACAACCTGTCGCCGGGCTGGCCGAGTTGGCAGCGCACAAGCGCACCATCTGTCCCACAAATGAACATCGCCACCCCGTTCTTCACGCTGCTAAATTGAGCCGAAACCGGACACAGTTTTCGCGGCGGTATGCGCAGAACGCGGCGTATCATCGTTTTCTGACCGGCCAGGATCGCTCGCACCTCCCAATCGCGCATGATGATGGGGCGCTCGTTCATGCCTCCTTCACCTCCATGCGCCAGCGCCTGGCGGATTCGTGCGTAGCGGTCAGTCATTGCTCATCTCCTCTTTTGTCGCCGCTTCATTTGAACCGCCGGATTTTCTCATCGCGGTCCGCGCATTCGTCGGTCACGTAGTCGGCGGTGACACCACGCTTGCGCAGCGCGCGACCGCAAAGTGCGCATTTCATGCCGCATTCTCCAGTGCGGTGCTATCCGACACCGAGTCAAAGAGAGACGATTGCGCCAGCGCTAATTTGCGCGCTGCCGTCGCTTCATGAATGCGGGCATCCTGAAGGTGCCGGTATTCTTCATTTAGTTCGCAGCCTAGATACTGGCGTCCGTGCGAAATGGCGACTTCGGCGGTCGTGCCGCTGCCCATGAATGGGTCCAGCACAACGTCACCAGGGCGCGAACCGGCCAGGATGCACGGCTCGATCAACGCGGGCGGGAACACGGCGAAGTGCGCGCCTTTGTACGGCTTGGTGGCCACGGTCCACACGCTGCGGCGGTTGCGGGTCTGCGCCCCGGTGAACACTGACCCGATCCCGCCCGAAGCGACTTGATATTTGGCCGTCCCCTGCCGCCCGGCGAACGAATCCGCGCGAACCCTGCCCGCCTGAATCGCAGGCTCTTTCATCGCCTCGCTGTCGAAGTAATATCGCGGCGACTTGCTTAGCAGGAAGATGTACTCATGCGCCTTGGTGCAGCGGTCGCGCACACTCTCCGGCATCGGGTTTGGCTTGTGCCAGATAATATCCTGGCGCAGAATCCACCCATCGGCTTGCAGCGCGAAGGCTACGCGCCAGGGGATGCCGATCAGGTCTTTGTCTTTCAGCCCAAGCGATGCCGCCTTACTGGTGCGGTCGCTCATCTGTTCCAGCGTATTGCGAGTGCTGCCGACCTTGGCCGTCTCGCTAACTTTTCGATCTGTGCCACCAGTCCTCGCGTAGCTGTCGCCCAGGTTCAGCCACAGCGTGCCATCGTCGGCCAGCACGTCGCGCACGGCGCGGAACACATCGACCATGTTGGCGACGTATTCGTCCGGGGTCTGCTCCAAGCCGAGCTGGCCATCAACGCCATAGTCACGCAGGCCGAAATATGGCGGGCTGGTCACGCACATCTGCGCCTTGATACCCTGCTCCGACCAACGCCGCATGATCTCGCGGCAGTCGCCGAATTCAATACGGTTCACGAAAATATGTCCTCCGGGATTGTCGTTCGTTATTCGAGCACGTGCGATGACGTATTCCGGTGCCAGTCGCCAGTTGGAGCGCGGCGGACAAGTCTGCCTTGGCGATGCTGACCACCGCATCTTCGTACTGTTGATAGGCGTCACTCATGATCACCTCCGCCGTCGCGCTGCATGGCGGCGCGGATATCATCGGCCAGATGGATCAATTCGCAGCAGCAGATGCCGACGCTGTGGTCACAGCCGCCTATTTCATCGATGTCATGTTGTATGACAGCGAGAGAGCGTTCCAAGAGCGCCAGCACCTCGGCCACGGCGGAGCGGCATTCCGCGAGTTCGTCCGCCGTCTGCGCGGCCACTGGTGCGGCGTAGAGAGGCACGTATTCACGGCCCAGGTCTTTGTCGAGCTGCGACATATAGGCGAGCGACGAAACGCACGCCGGATGCGGAGAGGTGAGCGTATCGGCGGCGACCCACGCCACCGGCTCGCCCCTGCGCTTGTGGTCGGCTTCGATGGCGGCTCGCAGATCATGGATATACTTGCTGCGCCCAGCTATATCCATAGCCGCTGACGACTCGATCTTGTCGATCAATCGGTCAATGTCGTGAGTGTTCATTTCTTTTCCTCTGGCTCGATCAGCGAGCATTTGAAAGTTTCGCCTGCGACGTAGAAGCCGCCCAGCTGCTTGCATTCTTTTGCGATTACTACGTGTGCGCGCACCCATCCCCATCGGTAACCAAACAGCACGGAAATTAGCGCGAGAAGTAGGGCGGCAGGTATGCTCATTCCCGTTCCCCCTCAACGCGGCGGGCGTATACAACCACGTTCTGTATCTCCGCTTCGCGTAACTCCCAAGAATCTGGGGCACGATCCCACACGTAGTTCCATATCTTGTAGGGCGGGTTGATGCTGCGCCAACGAAAACCTTCCTCGATAACTGCTCCCCGATCCTGCGATTGCAGGGCGGCTCGGCCTGCTTGGTAGGCTTCCCATGCGAATTGGGTAGTTGCGGACGAATACCTTCCGGCTGGGTTGACGAGATGTAGCTCACATCTTCCATTTGCCCACGCCTCAAACTCGGCGCGTAGTTGTTCGATGTTCATGTGTTCCCCCTTGCTTTAAGCATGGCGTCGGCCATGCGGTAGCGATATGCCGCCTCGACGCGCATCCACCAGTCGATATGCACGGACACTGGCTCAACGCTGTTGGGCGTCGCTCACCTCCCCGCCGTTACGCAGCTGACGAATACGATGCTTTTCACGGCTTCAGGATCGAGAACGCGGAAGTTCCTGTCGTTGTAGATCAGCTCGATGGTGCGGATCGCCAGCGCCCGCTTGCTTGCGTCCATCTGGCTCTGCCTGGCGAGCACCATCTGCACAGTGGTGTCGTCGAACCCTTTGTCGCGCAGCTGCGTTATGGTGCGCGCGAATCTGCTCCAGATCTCACACTCATCGGCGTTGATTTCCATTTCCGGCCCGGCGACCGCGGTGCCGGTAGCGATGGCCGCGGCGAGCGCAGCGATAAGTTTGTGTGGCTTCACTCCTTTCTCCTAGGAAAGCCCGGCCAGGGCCGGGCGGTATCGGTTATCAGTTAATCACCACCTCGCGCAGGGGCTTGCCGTGCAGCTCGTCGGCGGCGGTGACCAGCTTCTTCGCTGCCCACTCTGCGTCCGAGGCCTCGTCGCGCAGCTTTCTTGCGACCGGGAAAGGGCTGTATTCGCCCTCGGGCAGCGGCTCGGCGCCGGACTCGTAGAGGCCCGCCCTCTCACGCAGCTTTGCGGCCTGCTCGCGCAGCTCGGCGGCACATTTGTCTAGCATCGATCGGTCGGTCTCGATCGGTCCGAATAGGTGACCGGAGCAGGTGCCGCGTAGCCAGCCGAACCGCCCGCGGTTGGCTACCGTGTAGCCATGCTTGGCGACGCGCCCATTGCGCACCGCTTGTTCTCGTCCGCACATCTGGCAGTGCCCGCGCAGCTGGATCTTCATGGTCGGTCTCCCAAAGGTGCCCGGCACCAGGCCGGGGCGTGTCGGTCTTAGTCGGCTTGCGTGATGATCCAGTCGGCTTCCGTGCCGACGTGCGGCGCGCCGTATTCGCCGCCGGTCTCGGCCAGCATCGCCAGGAAAGCATCGCGCCGGGTTTCACCTTCGTAGACGCCGAAAATAACGCCAGCGCGGGATTCGATCAGATAGCGGTTCATGTTCGTCGCTCCGGTTAGTCGGCCCGGCTTTCGCCGGGCGGGTTGTCTATTACCAGCCGTGCCACTGGCCGTTTCGCTTGACTTGCAAGAAAGACACGTAGCCGACGCCGACCCAATATTTGACCTGGCGCCATTCGTTGCCGTCTTTCCCGATCCATGGGTCACTGTAGATTGGCGGGCGGTTCGTCATAGTGTCCTCCTCAGTAAGGGATTTGGTTGCTGATCCAGCGGCGGGCAATCTTCCGTAGATCGTCCTCGGTGTGAGCGATGCACGCGCTGCCCTGCGCATCGAAGATCTGCTTGCCACAGCTCAGGGCGTCAGGGTCGCGATAGACGTACCCGGATTGGTCGCGCGCGACGAAGCGGATGGTGCGGCCCAGCTTGCGGGAGCGAATTTGGATGGAGATCATGGCGTTTGCTCCTGGATTAGTATCCGATGGTCAGGTCTGGAATGAATGGCTTGTCACTGTCGGCCATCGCGCGGGCGTCGGCGATGACGCGCTCGCATTCGCGCCAAGCCCGCTTGCTCCCGGCCAGGGCGCGCTCGCAAATCTTGACCTGCTCCAGGTCGCCGTGGGCGCCAGCTTCGTCGCGCAGGGCCTCGATGTCGCGTTCGGTGATGGTCGTCATGTTGCTGTCCTCCTGCGGTGATGTTGTAGCGTTAGTGTGCCTACGTGCGAATAGTAAGGCAAGCGCCGAGATGTAAAAGTGTGTACCAATATTTGAGCAATGCTTTGGCCGGCCCGACTGTTGCTTTTCGTCACTTAGGGAATACGATCATGACTGCATGGGTTCGTTTTCGCGTATAGTAACGGCCATCGCATCTACTGACGACACCATGCCATCCCGATCCAGCTCGCCGATCTACCGATGCGGTGACCACACCTACAGCAAGCAGTTCGCCCGCCGCGCCGATGGCCAGTGGTTCTACCGCGTCACCGACCAGCGCGGACGCTTCGGGCGCTGGCTGCCGTGCAGCGGCAAGCCAGACTACGCCTGGTACGACCCGCGGGCCGGACGCGCCCGCCTACCCAACGACTGACCCTAGGAGCCGACCATGACGAAACCCACGCCTATCCATCTGAGCCTGCGTGCCGCCGAAGCCGGCGCTCTCGAATCCCCCGCATACGCCCGGCGCGGCCTGACCCCGAAGGTGCCCATCGGGACCAAGTACGTGCCGCCGAAGTTCGACACCCGCTTCAGCGACGGCTCGTTCCGCGGCTACGGGCGCTCGATCGATGCCGACGCTTCGCTCGTGCAGACGGCGCTGCTGCAACAGAAGTCGACGCCGGAGCGCCGCCGGGTCGCCCGGCGTGGCGACAGCGGCTGGTGGTGGCTGGCCGGCGCCGCAGCCGTCATCACCCTGTACTGGATGGTGGTCTACGTCGGACCCCACGTCTTTTGACCGGCGCCGCAGCGGCTCTGCGGCACCCGCGCCCGGCGGGCTTCCCGGGCACTTCCTCGAGGTATTGCCATGAAACGTCTCATCCTTCTCGCGGCCCTCATGGGCCTGGCTGGCGCGGCTGACGCGGCCAGCAACAACAGCGGCTGCCAGGGCAATTGCCCCAGCGGCGACACGATCAACAACACGACCAACCAGGGCGGCGCCGGCGTGGGCGTCGGCATGGGCGTCGGCGTGGGCGTCGGCCAGGGTGGCCGGGGCGGTGACGGCGGATCCGTCGTCGGGTCGGGCAACTCGTCCAACGCGAACACGAACGCCAACCGCAACAGCAACAGCAACTCCAACCGCCAGGCCCAGGGCCAGCTCCAAGGCCAGCAGCAGGGCCAGCAGCAGGGTCAGAGCCAGTCCAGCCGCAACGACAACCGCTCGAGCGCCTACAACGATGGCAACAACGCATCGCAGTCGGTGACCGTGGGCGGTGACACCTACGAGGCTGCCCGGATCCCGGTGGCCACGGCCTACGCGCCCAACATCGCGCCCACCGCGGTCTGCATGGGCTCGTCCAGCATCGGCGGCCAGGGCGTGACCTTCGGGATCTCCATGGGCACGTCTTGGACCGACGAGAATTGCATGCTGCTCGAGCAGGTGCGCACCGTCGCTGCCGTCCTCGGCGACAAGGAGGTCGCCGCTGAGATGATGTGCGAGGTCAAGGCCTACGCGGCTGCCCGGGCGCGCGCCGGCAAGCCCTGCGGCGTGACCAAGACCGCCGCGGCTGCGCCGCAGCAGGTCGTGGCCACCCGCGAGCCGACCGAGGCCGAGAAGAAGGCCCGCTACACGGGATCCGACCCGATTGTGCGCGCCCGTCTAGGCCTGCCGCCGCTTAACTGATCCGCCACGTCCGCAGGCTCCGTGCCTGCCCGCTGCCCCGGCGGCTCCGGGGCGATTTCTAGGAGCAAGCATGCGACTGACCAACGACAGCCGCGACGCGTTCGTGCGTGCCGTCATGGATGACGTACCTTACGTCGACTACTATTCCCAGGCTGCCAAGCTGGTGCAGGACTACCAGCTGCGGCGCCTGCCGCGAGAGATTCGCGCCGTCTACGAGCAGCCCGAGCTGCGGGGTTATCTGAAGGCCGAGGTCTGCTATTACTTCCGCCGGTTCCGCTCTATCGCCGCCGTCGGCACCGCGCCGCTGGACGAAGAGACGCAGCGAAAGCTCGCCGATCTCGAGGATAAAGATCACGAGCAGGACAAACGGCGGTCTGAGCTGAGGCAAAAGTTGCGCGCTGCCGTCGCTGCCGTGAAGACGCGTAAGCAGCTCATCGAGGCGCTGCCCGAGTTTGCCAAGTACGCGCCGCCCGAGACGGAGTCCCCGTCTCGCGCCGTGCCGGTGCTGACCGACGTGGTCACCGACTTCGTGGCGGCTGGCTGGCCGAAGAGCCGGGTGACCGCCGAGTCCAAGTCCGCGACCAAGCGCGCGACCAAGCGAGCCAGCAAGTAGGTGGCGGTCATGCGCATCGACATCTACTTGTACCGGGTCGATGGCGTCTCGATCGACGAGGCCGATCGGCTTGAGGCCGAATACCGTGCTCGCTGCTATCAGAGCTGGGCGGCGCTCGGCGGCTACTCCGCGCTGACGGAAGATCAGCGCGCTGAGGTGTTCCGGCGCAACCGGGCGATGGCTGCCGAGATGGGGCTCGACGAGTGGGGCAACCACCCAGGCCGGGCGCCGGCCCTGGTGCCGCTGTCCGGGGTCGACCGGAACCACGCTTTCAGCCTCGGGTACATCGGGTCGGACAGCTCGGACGACGGCTTTGAGGCGACCATGGCGCTGGCTGGCGCGCCGGGCCTGTACCAGATCTTTGGCCGGGACGCGGTCGATGGGCCGGAGTTCTTCCGCCCGGACTGGGAGGCCTGCCGGCAGCGGGTGACCGACGCGATTTCGGCTTTCGAGCGGTTCCTGTCGGCTCCGGGCGGCAATGTCCGGGTGCGGGCGCTGAGGGTGCCCAATGCCAATGCGCACATCTCGCACAATCCACGCGGCATGCGCGACGCGCTGGATGTCTACCGCAGACAGTTTGGCCCGGGCCTGGACATGCTCGACGAGTCGATCCGGAACAACTGGGGGGCTTTCTGGCCGGGCAGGCCGCTGCGCGTCCGTGGGCTGGTGCCGGGTGTCGATCGCGGGATGTTCGGCGGCTGGGTGCCTGCGGTCTACGTCGTGCACGAGCCGGAGCCGAAGGACGACCACCCGACCGACTGGCACCTGCGCGGGCTCATGATCATCCGCGAGATGATCGAGTTCGTGCTCTCGCGGCGCAACCCGCAGGCCTACCACCTGCGCTGGGTCGAGTGACCGGTCCGCCTGCCGCTTGCCGTTACGCCGCCCGCCTGGGCGGCTTTTTTGTGGGCGCTGTAACCGGAAACTCCCGGCCTGAAACCGGCCCGGTTACGGGGTTCGCTCACGCAACGACGCGGGTTTTCATGGCAAAAATGGCCGAAACCCGCGTAATCCCTCACCGGTTACGCCGAAACCCTTGCTACTCCTGTGTTTCCGGGCGGTGTAACCGCGAAACCGCGAAACCGCGAAAAACATACACCCCATGCGTGTGTGCGCGCGCATGTGCGCGCGTATGCGCGTGCGTGTGCGTATGCGTATACGTATATTTAATTTCCTGGTTACACGGTTACATCATCATCTATATGGATGTATGTTGTTGTTTTATAAAGGGTTTTTGGTGTAACCGGAACCGTAACCGGCGCCGTTACGCCGGTTACAGCTCAAATTTGAGCAATCCCGCCCAGCGCCGACGCATCCCCGTAACTCCCCCGTTTCATCATTGCGCTTCCGGGTCGGTGCCTACTAAAATTCGAGCAACTCAACAACGGCCACCCGCCCGCGCGACGTGACCACTCTCCCCGAATACTTCCGCATCGATGGCTGCGACCGGAATTTCTTCCGGTGCGAGCGCATGCGCGCCACCCTCTCGGTCGAGTCCTGCGCCGCCAACTGGCGCGCCGGCAATGACCAGCACGACGAGCGGCGCAGCTCCTGCCGCTCGTGCCCCATCGGCGCCGCCCACGCTGGCGAAGAGCAGGCGTCCCTGTCCCCGATCAAGGGCACCCTGATCTGCAGCCGCTGCCACCGCATGTCCTCCCGCGGCTGGCTCATCGGGAAGTGGCTCTGCGTGTCCTGCTGGAACCGCGAGCGCGAATGGGTGCGTGGCCGAAATGCCAAGGGCAACCGGCCCAGCAAGATGCCCCGCCTGGATCCCCGATCGGTGCGCATCGTCGAGGCCGGGGAACCCCGCACCATCTACCGGCAGCTGACCCAAAGCTCGCTCGAGCTGGTCGTCGGCGCCCTGCGTGACTGCCGCGGCACGGTGGCCTTCACGTCGAATCCGAATGCCGCGGCCCAATTTCCGCAGCTCAGGCTGTTCTGATGATGGCTGGAAAGGCGGAAAATCGGGCGCGTGGGGCGAAAAAAGACCGGGGTGAATATCTCGGGTCGTCCGTGGGCAAAAAAACGCGCCAAAGGCCCGAAAATCGGCCCGACGAGCTGTGGAGGCTCGAGGACCACGTCTGCCAGGTCTGCTTCTGCCGGATCCTCTCCCGCAAAACCGACGACGGGCGCCTGTTCCGGTGCTCGGGCTGCGGCCTGAGCGTGATCGCCCACGCTCCCTCGGCTATCTGCGCCTGCGGCCTGAAAATGAAAACCGGGCGCGACCTCGGTGTACGATGCGTCCGTAACGACGCGCCGTCCCCCGAGGCGCCCGCCGAAATCGTCGCCCGTCAGGTGGTGACGTGACAATCCGACCATGAGCAACAAACGACTCCCCCCCGACGAATGGGCAGCCGCCCGCGTGGCGTGGGAAGCTGACCCGACCCTGTCCTTCTACGCGCTTGCCGCCCGGCTCGGCGTCGACAAGGCTGCCGTTTCCCGCCGCGCCAAGCGCGAGGGCTGGGAGCGCCCGGCCAATCTCGCCGAGCTGGCAAAAAAGGCCCACGCGCGCGCCGACCGCATGGCCGCAGAGGCGCAGCTCGCCGTCCAGGTCGAGCGCTCCAGCCCGCCGAAGTCGCCGGACGGTGACGTAGGTGACGAGGACGGTGACGTCGCCGAGGTCACCCAGGTCACCGCCGTCAACGTCACTCCTGGCGCGACCAAAAAAGACCAATCCGACCCGCCGCCGACCGAACAGGCCGAGACGCGCGAAGAGCCGGCCAAGCCGGCCAAGCCACCCCATGACCCCGCGGTCGTGCAGGACGTCGCGGTCAAACTGCGTGCTGAGATCGCTGACCGGCACCGCAAGGAATGGCAGGCCGCCCGCAAGCTGTCCTACGAGGCCATCCAGGCGAAGGACTTCGAGCGGGCCAAACTGGCGAAAATCACCAGCGAGACCATCAAGATCATCCAGGAGGGCGAGCGCAAGGCCTGGGGCCTGGACGCCGCCGACCCGCAGGCCGGCCCCTCCGTGGTCGTTATCGAGCGCTCCGGCGCTGGAGGCTAACCAGTGGACCTTACGTCGCAAATCGAAACCCTGCAGGTGCGGGCGGTGCCCGTCGCCGATCTCGTCCCTTACGCCCGCAACTCGCGAAAGCATGAGCCGTGGCAGGTCGACATGATCGCCGCCTCGATAAAGGAGTTCGGCTGGACCAACCCGGTGCTTGTGGCCGATGGCGGTATCCTGGCCGGCCATGGCCGGGTCATGGCAGCCCAGAAGCTGGGCCTGGAAAAGGTTCCGGTCATCGATCTGTCGCATCTCACCGAGACGCAGCGCCGGGCCTACGTGATCGCGGACAACCGCCTGGCCGAGAAGGGTGTCTCCTGGGATCTGGAAATGCTGCGGGTCGAAACCGACGCGCTGCTGGCCGATGGGTTCGACCTGGACCTGGTCGGGTTCTCCGCCGACGAGCTGACCGAGCTGTTCGGCAACGTGACCGAGGTGCCGAGCGAAAACGACCCCGACGAGGTGCCCGAGGTGGCGCCCGATCCGGTGTCCAAGCCGGGCGACGTCTGGGTGCTCGGGCCGCATCGCGTCATGTGCGGCTCGTCGCTAGAGATCGACGCCTGGGACCGGCTCATGGCTGGCGAGAAGGCGGATATCTGCTGGACGGATCCGCCCTACAACGTGGCCTACGAGTCAAAGCTGGCCGGGTCGATCAAAAACGACGACATGGCCGACGCGGAATTCCGCCAGTTCCTGCGCGATGCGTTCGTGGCGCTGTTCTCGGTCATGAAGCCTGGCGCGCCCATCTACGTGGCGCACGCCGACACCGAGGGGCTGAATTTCCGCGGGGCGTTCGTCGAGGCCGGCTTCAAGCTGTCCGGCTGCCTGATCTGGCGCAAGGATTCCCTGGTGCTGGGCCGCTCGGACTACCAGTGGATGCACGAGCCGATCCTGTACGGCTGGAAGCCGGGCGCCAAGCATCGCTGGTATGGCGGGCGCAAGCTCACCACCGTGGTCGAGCATGGCGAGGGCGGCGCCATCACCAGGCTCGAGGACGGGCGCTGGGCGGTGCGGGTCGGTGACTCGGTGCTGGTGGTCTCGGGCGACGCGCAGATCGAGGAGCTGCCGGGCTCGGTCATCTACCACGAGAAGCCCAAGCGCTCCGCTGACCACCCGACGATGAAGCCGGTGGGCCTGATCGAGCGCATGCTGCGCGCCAGCGCGCGCTCGGGCGATATCGTGATCGACGCCTTCGGCGGCTCTGGATCCACCCTGATCGCTGCCGACCGCATGGGCATGTCGGCCCGGCTCATGGAGCTGGATCCGCGGTTCGTCGACGTGATCGTCCGGCGCTGGCAGGCCTACACGGGCCGGCGGGCTGTGCACGCTGAAACCGGCGCGCAGTTCCCCGCCGACGCGGCGCCGGCGCTGGACGCCACCTGATCTGCAGTCTGGCGCGCGTGCGCGGGAGGCCCCGGGCGGTCGTGGCTTTTTCGTGCTCAGGGTTTTCCCCGGGCGCAGGTCGGGCGCGCCGTGCTCAAAATTGAGGTAATATTTCGCCGTGGCGGTTCCCGTTTTCCTCTTTCCGGCTCCCGAAGATGTGCCGCCGCCGTCCGTCCCGGCGACGTAAAAGGCCGGGGCCATCACCTAAGCGGTTCACTGTGCAGCGCCTTCCTGGTGACGTGGCGCCGCCGATCTGGGGAAATGCGGGCCGGTGCAACCGCTTAGGTGATGGTCGCAGCCCGCGGCAACGCGGCCATCCGCGCCCGTGGCGTTAGCGGGCTGAAGTCCCGCGCGGTCAAACTCGCGGGCCACAGGTAGACGGCGGTGAAACCCCGCGCCGGAGACGTAACCGGCACCATCATCGAATTGTTGCTAGTACGGCCACCGGCCCTGCCGGTGTTGAAGCATGCAGGCGGAGCATTGCCGACGCGACGATCCTGCCCTCTGCCATGCGGAGCTATCGACGGCGGACCACCCGCCAGGGACATGGTGACTCAGTGGTGACACCCCGGAGAGACGGGGATTTTTCATATCGGCGGCCATCATGGAAATCCTGCGCTCCTGCGGGATCCCGGCCTGATGCCTGGCCGGCCCAGTGTTGTGTTCGCGCTAATTCACCGCGTTTCACGACACTTCCCGGCAATTCAGAGTTATGATCTTTCCTGAGCAATGTCAACGGCTTAGGAGGATCCACAATGCTGGCCACCACCACCAACCCCGCCGCGAAGTCCGCCGTTTTCACCGACTTTCCCGATGATCTCGACGACGTCCTTGAGGCTGCCGCGAAGCCCGCGAAGCCGAAGTACGTCTCCGTCTGCTGGAAGTGCGGCGGCTCCGGCGCGTGGAATGCCCCGACCAGCCTGGGCCACCACCGCTGCACCGCCTGCGCCGGCAGGGGCGTCAAGGAGTACGTGACCTCGCCGGAGGAAAGGGCCAAGGCGCGCGCCGCCCGGGCCGCGGCCAAGGCCCGCAAGGCCGAGCGTGAGGCCAAACTGGCCGAGGAGCGCCTGGCGAAGTTCCGCGAGCTGCACCCAGAGATCGCCGCCTGGATGGAGTCGAGCGACTCCGGCTTCGCCGCGTCCCTGCGTCATGGCGTGCGCCGGTTCGGCGCGCTGACCGAGCGCCAGCTGGCTGCCGCGCAGGCCGTGGTCGCCAAGATCGCCGCGGCGCGCGCCGAGCGCGAGGCTGGCGCGAAGCCGGTCGACGTGTCGGTGATTGCCAGCGCGTTCGACACCGCCCGCTGCAACGGCCTGATGCGCCCGCGCCTGCGCCTGGCCGGCTTCGTGTTTTCGCTGGCCGGCGCCGGCAAAAACCCCGGCGCCATCTACGTGAAGCAGGGCGAGACCTACCTGGGCAAAATCGTCGACGGGCGCTTCTACCGCTCGCGCGACTGCGCCGAGGATGTGGCGTCCGAGGTCGTGCGCGTGGCGTCCGACCCGGCTGCATCCGCGGTCGCCTACGGGCGCATGACCGGCAAGTGTTCGGTGTGCGGGCGGCAGCTGGAAAACCAGGAAAGCATCGACCGCGGCATCGGCCCGATCTGCGCCGAAAAATTCGGCTGGTAATTCAACCCGGCGCCGTCGTCCGGCGGCGCCCTTCACTGCTGGGAGGCAACTTTGGAAACCGCTACGACCTTCACCCCTGCCACCATGACCCGCGAGCAGCGCAGCATCCTGCTGTATGCCGAGTGCTGCGTGGTCGATTACGGCGGGCTGCTCGAGGGAGTCCGGATGAACATCCAAGACATCCGCGCGCTGCGCCAGTTTCAGGAGGCGGGCTTGCTGTCGTTTGGCAGGATCCCGTCGTCCGTTATCGACGAGCTGCGCCAGCTGTTCCCAGGGCGCAGGCCTACCCATTGGGTCAAGTTCACCGACGCGGCCTGGTCGCTGGCTCATGCCGTGCGCCGTTGGCGCGCCGAGACGAGCGCGAGCCGGAGCCGCCAGATCGTCGACGAGGCGCTTGCGGAGCGTGCCGAAGCCGCCGATGCGGATTGACCGTCGTGATGTTGTGCTCGGCGCGTGATGCGTGGCACGCCGGGCGGTTTCATGGCATACTCAAATCTGATTAAAACTCTGACGCCTGCGCTGGTAAGCCCCGCCCGCGGCTTGCGAATTTCCCGCCGCCGCGCCACCCGGGCGCCAGCCGGGCACAAACCCGACATGTACGACGAAATGAAGCGGCGCGCCGAGCGCCGGGAGCGGTTCGAGATCCGCGTTCGTCTGGCCATCGGCGTCCTTGGCATGATGCTCTGCATCGCGGCTATCGTGGCCGTCTTTTTCGCGCCGATGCCCTCATGAGGCCTGACCGTGTTGTCCGGCTGCGCGATGGCCGCGAGGTCTCGAGCAGCTCCGAGGAATGGCGCGCCGAATGCGAGGCGCGCTACGTGGCGAAGCTGCCCGACCGGGAAGCGCGCCGCGGTTACTTGTCCCGCGTGGAGGCAAAACGCGGGGCGGACGCCCGGAAGGCGCTCGAGCGCGCCGCCCGGGAGATTTTCGACGCCGAAGTGGCGCCGGTATTGCGTGCGGCCCTTGCCGCGAAAAAGGAAAGGAATGGAAGCTACTGCACATGAGTTCGACCTAGACGCTCTGCGCGCCACTGCCCAGACCGCGGCCCGGCTGCTTGCCGAGCGCAGTGCGGCACAGGCTGCCGGCCAGCCGTTCGACGCGTCCCTGCTGGACAAGGCCACCGCCGATTTCGTGAGCGTGTGCAGCCCGGCCTTGGTTCTGCTGGCGCTGCAACGGCTCGACCGCGCCATGGCGCTGCTGGAAGTCGCGCATCGCGGCTCGGATGAAGACCGGGCGAAGATCAAAGACATGGTGGACGCGTTCTTGTCTGGCGTGGTCTCCCTGCGGGATCTGGCTCACGCGTGGCCGCACTATGCCGACCAGCTTCTGGCCGCTGCCAAGCAGGCGGAGGCCGAGCAAGAGGCGGGAGGTCGCGCATGAAGGTTGCGGAGCTGTCCGGCGGTCTGCTCGACTACTGGGTGGCGCAAGCCGGCGAGGTCTGGGTCTGGGCGCACGAGTTGTTCCCGACCATGACGCTCGACCCGACCTTCCGGGGCTGCGAGCTGGTCACGGAGGGTGGCCGCACCGTGTGCCGCCTAGTGCCCAGCAACCCATTCCGGCAGGACTACCAGATTTTCGAGCCGTCGATGCAGTGGCAGCACGGTGGCCCGATCATCGAGCGCGAGCGAGGCACCTTCTCGGTCGACCCGGACAGCATGGCGCCGCGCTATTTCGCCGACATGGGCCTCGGCACCAATCGCTACCGTATGGGCGGACCGACGCACCTGATCGCCGCCATGCGTGCCTTCGTGGCGTCCAAGTTCGGGGCTGAAGTGCCCGACGAGGTGCGGCAGCCATGAGGGCCTTCCGCTATCTCGACTCGCGCGTGGTCGCCGCGCACCAGTGGGTCGTCGACGCTACTGGCCGGTGGCCGCGCTGGTGGGCCGAGCAGTGCGCCTGGGGGTTCTCCGCGGTCGTGCTGGCCCGGTTCCTGTTGGCCGAGAGCCCCATGCATGCGATGAAGATCGCGGTGCTGGTCGTCTGCTCGCTGCAGGCCGTGCTGATGGTGCTGGCTGCCCGGTCTGACGCCCTGATCGCCGTGCTCGGCGAGGGTGGCGCGTTCCTGCGCTGGTGCAACCTGTTCTTCTTCGTCGCCGGCGTGGTCGCCCGCGCCGTCCTGGGCGGCTTTCGCTCGGAGGATATCGTTAACCTCGGCTTCTTGTTCACTGCCATGTACATGAGCTTCGCGTCCTGCCGCCCGCCACGGTTGCGGCACCGCCGTTCGTCTGCCCGTGTTCGCCTGTCGGGGGGTGCGGCATGACTGACCCGACCGACCGAATCCTGCAGGATCTCGAGCGCGCCGCGCTGGCTGCCATGGAGCGCGGCACTCGCTTTCCCGTCCACCCTGGCGACGCGCTCGCGCTGATCGAGCGCCTGCGGCGCACCGAGCGCAACCGCGACATGTGGCGCGGCCAGAGCGAGCGGCAGGCCGAGGCGCTGCGTGCGGCCCGGGAGGAGCTGCGCCGGATCTACGAGGATCAGGCCGAGCTGGCGAAGTTTCACCTGGGCGCCAGCGCGCCGCAGCCCTACACCGGCACCGGCGCAGCCGACATGGCGCGGGCCGGCTATCCGTCTGCGCCCGGCCATCCGGGCAGCATCTACTGAGGTGACCCATGAAATCCGAAGACTTCGAATACCTGAAAAAGACGGTTCGAGACGCCGTCCGCAAGAAAAACCCCGCGGCGCTGGCCGACCCTCGCGTCGCCAGCCTGGTGGCCGCGATGCTCGATCACTACGAGGCCGTGATCCGCGGCGAGGAGTTCTGGGGCGAGCGCGGACCGCTGCTGACCGACGAGGTGCTGGCGCTGCGCCCGCTGGAGCTGTTCGCCCGGATCGTCGTCAACGGCGGCGCGCTGACCGACGCGCATCTGGACGACCTGCGGGCGGCGCTCGACTCGCTGGACAAGACCCGGGCCAAGCAGGCCAAGGATGCGGGGTGGAAGCCGTGAGCGCGCTGAAGATCCTGAAACTTTCCGACCTGCCGCCTTCCACCTACCGCCCGCGCTACGCGGTCCTGGTCGACAAGCTGCCCGACGAGGTGAATGCGTTTGCGCGCGAGCATCCCGGGGTTTTCGTGTTCACGGTCCTGGCAGCAATTCCGGATCCCGAGGTCAGCTACCTGGACATGGAGCCGAGCGGCTACGTCGCGCAGCCGCTCTACGTCGGTAATGTCTGCGGCGCTGTCCCGGAGGATATCGGTCGCCAGATCGCGGTGCAGGTGCTCGGGCCTGATGCGGTCGATATTTCGGAGCGCCCATGAGCGGCCAGTCCCGGCGCGCCAGCCTGCTCGAGGCGGTCGTCAACGTGGCGGTCGGCTACGTCGTGGCGCTGCTCGCGCAGCTGGCGATCTTCCCGCTGTTCGGTCTGCGCCCGTCGCTGGCCGACAACCTCGCCATCGGGGCGCTGTTCACGGCGGTGTCGCTGGTGCGCAGCTACCTGCTGCGGCGGGCGTTCAACTGGTGGCATACCTCCAGAAACGCCCGGTAACTCGCCGACGTGGTATGTACGGTGTACATTCACCGGACTCGGACACTGGTGTTTGGGCGCCGGATGCCGTTGGGTTTCGCGGCTGTCCGGCTGGGCTTCGCTCTTTCGGGCGCACATCGGGCGCACCTGCATGAAATCTCGACGACCTATCTGCTGCGGACAGCGCGGGCGACGCGTGTACGCTAGGGAGTTCATCAGCGTGGCGGTCACGCTGGTGCTGGCCATCGTGGTGGTTGCGGTGGGGGCGATGGTGATTGCCGGCCTGCTGGACAACCCGTTTCAGTAGCGCCTTGTTTCAATCTCATCCGTCACGGCTTGCTCAAATCCGATTAAAATCTGCCTGTCGGTGCTGCAGAGCGCGGCTACTTCGAATTGAGCGCGAACCGCGCTCGGCTCTTGCCCGACAAGGTTTTCCCTGGCTGCCCTGGCAGCCGGGATGCAGTTTTCGCGTGGTGAAGAGTCCGGTTACTTCGTTTGGGTGAAAGCAATCCGGACTCGACTTTTCCCGCGATCCGTTGGGTGGTGCAGGAGTCGGTTACTTCGCCAGCCGCATGTTGCGGGTTCGAGCCCCGCCAGTCGCCCGCCTAGCGGCGGTCGGCTGTAGCTCAAGTGGTAGAGCAGCAGCTCAAAAACCCGGCCCCGGTCATTCCCCCGCTTTTCCCAGACGGGTCGCACTTGTTGCGGCCCGTTTTTCATTTGGAGGTGTCATGCGTACCAACCTACCCGCCGCCGGCAATGGCCCGCGCACCCACCAGGGCGGGCCGGCCATCACTCTGCCGCCGATCGACCAGCTGCGCCGGACGGTGCTCGCCTGCCTGCTGTGGGAGTCGTCCTTTTACGAGTCCGGCGAGGACGTCGCCGACCGCATCAAGCGGCTGGTGCCCCAATGTGACCCGCTCGCTGTCGCCGATCTGGCGGTCGAGGCCCGCTCGGAGATGCAGCTGCGCCATGCTCCGCTGTATCTGGTGCGTGAGCTGACCCGCCACCCGGGCGCGGCCAAGGTGCCGGGCCTGGTGGCAACCGCCCTATTCCGGGTCATCCAGCGCGCCGACGAGTTGGCCGAGTTCTTGGCCCTGTATTGGGCCAATGGCCGGGTGCCGATCGCGGCGCAGGTCAAAAAGGGCCTCGCCCGGGCGTTCACCAAGTTCGATGAGTACCAGCTCGCCAAGTACAACCGCCCGTATCAGGTGAAGCTGGCCGACGTGCTGCGCATGGTGCGCCCGAAGCCGGCGGATGCCGAGCAGGGGGCGCTCTGGGGCCGGCTGCTGCGCGGCGAGCTGAAGACGCCGGACACCTGGGAGGTGGCGCTGTCCTCGGGCGCTGACAAGCGCGAGACCTTCGAGCGCCTGCTGCGCGAGGGAAAGCTCGGGTACGTCGCCCTACTGCGCAACCTGCGCAACATGCACGAGGCCGGCGTGGACGAGGGGCTGGTGCGCGACGCGCTACTCTCCGGCGCGGCGAAGTCCCGGGCGTTGCCGTTCCAGTTCATCGCTGCTGCTCGCGCCGTGCCGGCGTGGGAGGAGTGGATCGACGCGGCCATGGGCCGGGCGCTGTTGGGGATGCCAAAGATGCCGGGCAAGACCGTCCTGCTGGTCGACGTGTCGGGATCCATGAACAGCCGCCTGTCCCGGCACTCCGACCTCACCCGGCTGGACGCGGCCTGCGCGCTGGCGATCCTGGTGCGCGGCATCGCCGAGTCGGCGCGGGTGCTCTCGTTTTCGGACGTGGTGGTCGATGTTCCGCCGCGCTCCGGCATGGCGCTGGCCGACGCGATCACCCGCTCTCAACCGCATATGGGCACTTACCTGGGCATCGCGGTCGCGCAGGCCAAGGCGATGGCGCCGGATGCCGACCGGCTGATCGTCATCACCGACGAGCAGTCGACCGACGCCGTTGTCGGGCCGGGTGCTGCCCGCGGCTACATGGTCAACGTCGGCCACTACGCGAACGGGGTCGGCTACGGCAAGTGGACGCGGATCACGGGCTTCTCGCCCACTGTCGTCCGGTACATCCAGGCCATCGAGGCGGAGGCTGAGCGCGCCGCGAAGGAGGCGGTGTAAGCGTTCCGATTCGTAGGACCGCGCCGGGCGGTTCCCGGCATCAATGCCCCTGCGGGGGCGGACGGAGTTGTGAAATGAAAGCAAAAGCTGAGAACGAGTTCCGCGTGCGCGCGGTGAAGCGATTTGTCGTTACCCACTTCCAAAGTGACGGCAAAGGGATGGCGTCTTGCTCGCAGTATGGCGAGTTCCCGAATATTCGTCAGGCTGTTGAGGTTGGCCGGGCGCTTGCCGCATCGGTGCCTGGGGCGACATTCGCCACGATCGAGGACCGAAGTGATGCGTACCCGTCGGCTTGATCATTAACCCGCGCCGGGCGCAAGCCCGGCCTAGCGCCTGGCGCGTCGTGACCTCACGCTCCCCCTCATGGCTATCCTGTTCGACCGCGTTCCCGCTGCCGAAATCGGTACCCGCTACACCCACTTCGGTCGGTTCTACGGCATCGTGCCGGTCTACCTGGGCGATCCGTTCGGCCCGTGCCCGGATGTCGCCGTGCGCAACGGATGGCCCGACTGGCTGCTCGACGTGGCCGATCTGCTCTGGTCTGCCGCGGCGTGGGTGCACGGGCTGATCGACCCGGACTTTGATCACCCGGGGTTCATGTTTACCGTCACTGGCCGGATCCCGCCGCCAGGAGGAAGGCAATGAGCAGGGACTTCCTCGGCGCCATGGCGTCCATGACGGGCCTGTCCCGGGATGACATGCGGCAGATCTGGGACGACGTGAAGGCTAACCAGTATCGGCTCCACGGCTGCGACTGGCACGACTTCGGGCCGCTGTCCGACGACGATCCGCTGCGCCGGAAGTACCGCTGCCGGCGCTGCGGCGGCGTGGTCGACCATCATGCCTACTACTGGCACGAGCAGGGACGCCGCCCGCGCCCGTCGTGACCCTACGATCGTTCAAATGGACGCGATTACTTCCCTCCTGCGCCGGCCTATCCTGTTCCTGAAGTCGATCAAGAATCAGGCCGGCTATGCCCTCTACGGCAACCCTCCGCGCTGGCACAAGGTCAACCCGGACAAGCCGGCACCCCACGACGCGCACCATGTCGCGCTGTCCCACTACCAGGCGGCGGCGGTCAAGAAGCTACACGCTGACCCGGCGTTTCACGCGCTGGATCCGCACGAGCAGGTGCACAAGGTCAAGGGCCTGGCTGCCGAGCTGCAGTCCGCCGCGTCTTTGTCGGCGGCGGTGTCGATGTGGAAGAAGGCCGCGCTGGCCGGCCAGAACCCGACGCCCGGCCAGTGGAAGGCCTTTTTCTCGCTGCCCAGCGACAAGCGCGACCAGCTGATGGCCGAGGTGCAGGCTGCGGTCGGCGGGCTGGGCCACCTGAATGCGCCGAGCGCCGACGCGCCAGCCGAACAGGCGACGCAGGCCAAGCCCGCGTCTGATGTTCCTCCTGCGACGGCGCCTGCTCCCGAACCTAAAAAGCCCGCCAGTCCGAACCCCTGGCCGGACGAGGTCTGGGCGCAGCACTACCTGCCGCCCAGCAACTCGAACGCTCCCAGCCACAACAAGAAGATCGACGCGTTGAAAAACGCCGCGGACGCGGGCGACGTGGCCGCGATCGAGGCCATGAAGTTCGGGTCGAACACCTACGGGAAGAAGCAGGCCAAGATCGCCGCCGATCTGCTGGCGGCAATGAAGGGCGCCAAGCCGGCGCCGAAGGTGGTCTCGGTCAAGCCCGCCGGGCAGGATGCGCAGGCCAAGCTGGCCGAGATGGCCGCGCAGGTGGCGGCGAAGAAGAAGCAGATCACCGACGCCGTCCACGCCGCCGGCTATGGCGTGGCGGAAAACGCCGCCCACGGCATGCTGCTGGCAGAGCACAAGAACGGCCACCCGGTGATGTTCGGCGACAAGGACAAGGCCGAGTCGCTCGCCCTGCATGCGCAGGCCGCCGGCATCAGCGTGTCGGTCGTCGGCAGCGGGCCGTACCTGCTGCGCGTCGACGGGATCCTGTCGGGCGGCAATGGCGCAGCGGCGCCGTCCAAGGCCGCGACGCCGGTCCAGGTGCCGCACTTCGACTCCTACCAGGACGCGCTCATTTGGGCGAAGCAGCGGGCCACCGACCTGGGCATGACGTGGACGGGCTACGTCAGCTCCCCCGAGTACAAGGAGCACGTCTACCCTGTTCTGGTCGGCCTGTACCACACCCATAAGGCGATCTCCGCGGAGACGGCGAAAAAGAGCGGCGCCGAAATGCAGGCCAAGATGGCCGAGGTCGGGGTCAAGCCGGGCGACAAGGTATCCTGGACGCAGGCCGGGGCGTTCATGACCACGGAGTCTCATTCCGGGGTGGTCAAGCTCAACCAGAACGGCGTGCCGATGGTGCACCTGGACTACGAGATCGCCGTCGCCAAGCCGGGCGGCAAGATCGGGTACGTCAAGAAGATCCCCTGGAAGCCGTATATGCTGCCCAAGCCCGAGCCCAAGCCCGAGCCCGAGCTGGCGCATTCCTTCTTCAACCAGGACGCCGGCATGGCGGCGATGGTTCACAAGCACGCCGACGGGAAGTGGGGCGTGACGGTGAAGAACACCCAAGCCGGCGATGCCCAGCCGGTGGTGAATTTCTACTCGACCGAGGATCAGGCGGTCGCGTTCGCGAAGGAGGCAGTCGGTCTGCCGTCGCGTGCGCCGAAGGTGGTTAGCGTCCAGGTCAAGACGCAGGCAGAGCCGGCCAAGGCTGCCGACGACGGCCCGAAGGAGGGCGACATCAAGCAGGGCGCCGACGGCATGCTCGTATTCCACGATGGCCACTGGCACAAGGTCCAGTCTGGCGGCTCCCCGATCAGCATCGACGGCTGGAAGCAGGTCGGTGGCCAGAAGGGGTCGAATCCCGGCGGCGTGTTCGCGGCGCCGGACGGCGCGCAGTACTACTGCAAGTTCCCGAAGGATCCCGACCACGCCCGTTCCGAGGTGCTGGCCGCGAAGCTCTACGCCCTGGCCGGGGTGGATGTGCCTTTCACGCGGCTCATCTCCAGGGACGGGAAGATCGGCATCGCCAGCCTGATGGATCCGGAGCTGAAGCACGACGCCGCGGCGCTCGCATCCGGCCAGGTTCACGGCGTGAAGGCGGGCTTCGCCGCCGATGCCTGGCTGGCGAATTACGACGTTGCCGGTAAGGTGCACGACAACGTCATGCTCAAGCCGGACGGCAAGCCGGTACGCATCGACGTCGGCGCGTCGCTCGCGTACCGCGCCCGCGGCAAGAAGAAGCCGTTCACGCCGACCGTCAACGAGACCAAGACGCTGCTTGACCCGAACATCAACCCGCAGGCCTCGGCCATGTTCGCCGGCATCTCCGAGGCCGACATTGCCGCCGGCGTGGCGAAGATCGCGGCCATCGACGACGAGGCCCTGCGCGCCGTCGTCATGATGTACGGGCCGGGCAGCGAGGCGAACCGCAAGAAGCTCATCGATACCCTGCTCGCGCGCAAGGCGGACCTGCTCGCTCAGTACCCGCAGGCTGCCAAGTTCGCCGAGAAGGAAAAGAAGAAGCGCCTGGATCCGACCAAGCTGCCGGTTGACCCAGAGAAGCTGCCCAGTGCGCACGATTTCTTGAATTGGCACGGGCCGGGTAAGGGCCTGTCCTCGAAGGATTACATCAACCAGGCAAACACTGCCATCGAGCAGGAAATGCTGGCCATCGCCAAGCAGGGCAATCTGCCGGCGCTGAGGGGCTTAAAGTTCGAGCAGATCGACAAGGAGACCGGGCAGAAGACCGGCAAGCTGCTCCCGATCTCGGAGCACCCGTCCAAGCACGTCGTGCAGCTGCACCAGGACTTGGTGCAGCACCTGGACGAGATCGCCAACCCGCCGCGCCCGCTGAAGTTGTTCCATGCCCAGGAGGTCTCGACGGTCGAGGCGCTGGACGCGGCGTTCCCGCCGAAGCCGTTCGGCACGACGGTCAGCAGCGCCAATTCCAACGAGAAGCTCGGCTTCTGGGTGGCGCTGGGCTCCGTCAGCTCGGTCGAGCACCTGAAGCCGAAGAAGACCCAGCACCTCACCAAAGCGGCGATCGATGCAGCCTACGATCGGTACAAGAATGCGCCGCCGCTGGCGAAGCACTTTATCGATTCCGTGCAGGCGTCCGGCTCCTACAACGAGTTGTTCCGCCAGGGGAAAAAGGAGGACCACTCTGGCCACTCCCTGGCCGAAGTGGCGAAGGCCGCGCTTGACTACTCGACCGAGCAACCGGAGGGCACGACGATCTACCGGTGGCAGAATATGACGGATTCGATGGTGCAGAAGATCCTCTCGGCGCCGGACGGCACCGTGTTCCAGGCCACCGGCCCGATGTGCGCGTCGTATTCTCCGACCGCCACAAAGAGCTTTGGCAAACACCGGGTGGTCATCAGGTACGCCAAGGGTGCCCGGGGGGTGGAGTCGTTCGGCTCGGGTTCTTACAAGTCCGAGAAGGAGGTCACCACTCTGCCGAATGCCCGGTTCGTGATACTGTCGAAACAAATGGTCAATGACGAATCGAAATACGGCGAGCGGCTCGAGCTTGAGGTGCTCATGCTGCCACCCGACCTTGGCTTGCCGAAGTAACCAGGTATCGATATGGACAAACGCGAAATTGAAGGATCTCGGGAGCGGGCTGCCGACCGCGGGCGGCAGGAGGATCTGGGGTGGCCGGAGGGCGGCAAGCCGTCCCTTGGCGACCCGACTGTCGTGAATGGCCTGGTCAGGGACTTTGCGACCGAGGTGATCGGGATCCGAACCGACTACAACCGCGGCAAGCTCTCGGGCGACGAGGCAAAGCGGCGGATCCGCGCGGCTGCGCGCCAGTGGGGCGACATTTTCATGGGCCGCTCTGGTGACTTTGCTGCCCTGCCATGGAATAAGCAATCCCTGGGTGCCCAGATCCGGCGCGTCCTGGCCGTGGCCGATGACGCCGACCCTGGCGAGACTCTGTTCCTCGAGCTGGCCCGCTCAATCACGGACGTGGCGGTCGAGCACGAGGCCGGGCGCCTGTCCGACCCGGCTGCCAAGCAGCACCTGCGGGACGCGCTGGGCAGCGTGGCCGAGCTTTTGATGGGGTATCCTCGGTGAAGCCTATTGTTTTTCTCAAGGCCCACGTCAAGGGCTACACCAGAAAGGACGGCACCTACGTCAAGCCGCACGAGACCAAGGCGCCCGCGGCCAAGCCGAAGCCGCCCGCCGTTGGCGCGCACTCGGCCAAGGTTGCGCCGCCGCCGGCTCCGCCTGTCGACAAGAAGCCGCTTCCGGCTGGCGCCAAGCCGCACCCGGAGCCTGACCATTATGGCCAGCAGGTCATGATCCACTACCCGTCCAAGCCCACGCCGCCGTCGACCTGGTCCGACCCGGAGGCCGTGGCGACCTTCGTGCCTGGCGGCGCCGTGCCGGCGGAGCTGCACGGCGTCCCGCTGTCGCCCTGGGCCGACCACCCCAAGACCGACGAGGGCTGGGAATACTACGACGGGGTGGACGACGACCTCGATGAGCCGCCTCTGCACGTGCCGCCCGGCATGAAGATCAGCGCCGGCGTCATCGTGGAAGAGCCGGACGGGCGGGTATGGCTGACGCACCCGACCAACCAGTTCGGCGGCTACCAGGCGTCGTTCCCGAAGGGCACGGCGGAGCCGGGGATGTCCCTGCAGGCGACCGCGCTGAAGGAGGCCTTCGAGGAGACGGGCCTGAAGCTGCGGATTGTCGGGTTCGTGGGCGACTTCAAGCGCACGACGTCGGTTGCCAGGATGTACCGGGCGGTGCGCGTGGGCGGGACGCCCGCCGCCATGGGCTGGGAGTCGCAAGCGGTCTCGCTGTGCCCGAAGGGCAAGCTGTACGACTTGCTGAACATGGCGACCGACCATGGGCTGGCGCAGGCGATTGGTGCGGGCGATCCGCCCAAAAAGGCCCAATCCGGACAGGCTAGTATTTTTTGAGCAATTTCAGCCACTTATTGTTCAAATTTGAGTTACACTGCGGTCAACTTTTTGGAGACCGCTATGTGGATTTGCCTGCCGGACGCCTTCCTGTCCATCGTTCACAAAGACTGCAAGCCAGATCAGCTGCTGGTGCGCGCTCGCCGTCCCGGGGACATTGAGCGCGTGTTCCCAGGGGTCAAGGTGCGGCAAAGCCTGACCTCGGATTACCGCTACCGGGCGGTGGTCAGTCGCAACACCGTTGCGGCCAAGCTCGCCGAGCACGTCGCCGCCATGGCGTATGGCAACTTCAAGGCCACGGTTCTCGACCATCGCCTGCACGGTGCCTACTCTCGCGTCTGGTCGATCATGTCCGACCTGCAGCCGACCCCGCCGTATGCCGGGGATCGGCGCGCCAGCGGCAGCCTGTTCGACTTCGACGACGACTTCCTGCCGGCAAAGAAGCCGGCGGCGCGCCGGGCCGGCGCTGCGCCGCGCAAGCGGGCCACGCGTCGTGGCAAGAAGTCAAGCGGTAAGATCCACGTCACGGTCATCGGTGAGTGAGCAGCCTGGTCGTGATGCGAGACTTCCTGGAAATTGCGAGGAACCCCATGAAGGCCCCGATTTATTTCTTCTGTCGACCTGAAACCGCTGGCCAGCTCGAAACGCTGGCGAAGGCCCACGTCTCCGCCTACACCCGAAAGGACGGCACCTACGTGCAGGCGCACGAGGACAGCCGGCAGGCTGCCGCGCCGAAGCAGCCCGTGATGCGCGCGTCGAAGCTGAATTCTGTCGAACACACGCCGCATCCTCATTCGGGGTTCGTGCCTGGACAGCATGTCAAAATCCCGCACCCGGATAACCCGAAAACACAAACGGTCGGGGTCTATGTCGGCCAGAGCGACGGGAAGTCGGTGGTGCACAACAAGGCCCTCGGGAACATGCTGGTCCAAAACGACCACGTCCAGCATTCCGGTGGGACGCCCGGTCCGGAAAGTGCCGCGGCCTATGCAAAGATTCTCGAAGGCTGGAAGCAGCAGCACGGCCAGAATTCGTCCGGCGAGGCCGGCGCGGCTGGCAAATCAGCCGCTGACCGTCTGAAGGAGCACGAGGATAAATATTGGCATTCTTCTGGGTCTCAGCCTATCTCTATGGCGGAGCATGTTGCGAAACTGTCCTCCGATCCTGAAGAGCGCAAAATCCTCCTGGATTCTGAACGTGCCACCAAAGTCGCGCACCTAGCAGGAGAGTCGGATTATCACCAGCATGCTGCCTTGGTTCACAAGGCCGCAGCGAAGCGCGCGAAGAACGATGTTATCCGCGCGTATCACGAAAAGCACGCCAATCAACACGAAGTCATTGCGAGCATGCTTCGTGAAAGTGAAGCGAAGAACAAGCCGACCGCCGACGGCGGGAACAAGAAGATCCCGGCGTCCTCCGTCGAGGTGCGCGGAGATGACCACTACCAGTTCACCCATGGCAAGAAGCCGTCCGGTCGCGGGATGTGGTTCTTCTCGCCTCACAAGTCGCACGACTTCGGTAAGCACGGCGATAAACCCGGCGAGCACTTCTTCATGGCGCAGTCCGGCACTTCCTACTCTGAGGCAAAGGAGCAGGCTAAGAAGTGGGCGGCGGAAAAGGGACACTCAGTCATCCACGTGCAGACCTGACGCACAGCCCCGCTCCGGCGGGGCTACTCATTTTTGTCGTGATGCGACACTGGCCTGATGGCCGAGATCAAAGTCATCCTTCCTGACCCGCATCCCGCTCAACAGAAGACCCTGAGCCGCGCCAGCCGGTTTAACGTCGTCGCCATGGGCGAGAAGGCCGGCAAGACCACGCTGGGCATCGAGGTGCTGCTGGCTGGCCGGCAGGGGGCGCTGCGCGGCTATCCGGTGGCGTGGTTCTCGGCGACCACGTCCGACCTGATCGAGGATCGGCGCCGGATCCTGCGGCTGGTCGAGCCGGCCATCAAGCGCCGGGTGAACGCGAAGCGAGTCGAGCTGGCGTCCGGCCTGATCGACTTCTATGCCCTGGACGACTTCTCGGAGTGCTACGAGCAGTACGGCACGATCGTGGTCGACGACGCCGCCCGGGCCGACCGCCTGGCGGATCTGTGGGAGGACGTGCTGCGCCCGTCGCTGAAGGTCTACAAGGGCGACGCATGGCTGCTGTCGACTCCGCGTGGCAAGCGCAACGGGTTTTACAAGCTGTTCAAGACCGGGCAGACGGATCCGGACTGGTCCGTCTGGCAGTTCGACTCGTTCTGCAACCCGCACCTGCCGGCGTCGTTCCGGGATGAGGCCGAGAATCTCGACGAGCTGTCGTACCAGCAGCGCGTGCTGGCGGAGTTCCTCGACCACCACGTGGAGCTGTCGTCGTCGCAGCGCGTGATCGGCGAGGACGAGACCTTCATCCAGTGGTGCGAGCGGCTCGAGTCGACCGGCCTGAAGGTGGACGGCAAGCCGTTCACCCTGTCCAACCGCCCGAGCATGCGCTTCGTCTACGAGCAGATCCCGTCGACGAAGAAGGAGGCCTACGGGCGCACGGTGGTGATGCAGAAGTGCGCGCAGGTCGGCTTCACCGTCATGGAAATGCTGGCGGCGATCTATCTCGCGCTGAAGTTCGAGCCGTGCAAGATCGGGATGTACTTGCCGGATATGAAGCTGGCCGGCGCCAAGTCGTCCGAGCGGTTCATGCCGATCGTGCGGACGGTACCGGCTGCCTACGAGCGCATGGTGGCCGACGACGCCGGTGGTCGGCGCCGTACCGGGGAGGGCAACATCCTCATCCGGAACATGGGCGGCAGCCGGTTCCACTTTCTGTGGACGTCCGGCAAGGCCATGACCGAGTCGTTTCCGATGGACGTGCTCTCGTTCGACGAGGTGCAGGAAATGTCCATCGCAGAAATGGAAAAGACCCGCGAGCGCCTGTCCGCGTCTGACGTCCGGTTCACCCTCATGGGGTCGACTGCCAACTGGCCGGACGAGGACATCAATTTCTGGTACAAGCGCGGCACCCAGCACCAGTTCCACACCCGCTGCCCGTCGTGCGGGCAGGGGAATGTCCTGGACGAGTATTTCCCCGACTGCATCCGCTTCGACCCGGAATATCCGCGGGAGATCCGGCGCGCCGACGGCACCACGGCGACCGTGCTAGGCGACTACCGGTACGTCTGCAAGCACTGCGGCGGCTGGATCGACGACCCGCAGGACGGCGAGTGGATCCCGAAGAACCCGGACGCGGAGATCGTCTCGCTGCACTACCCTCAGTTCCTGTCGCCGACGATCACGCCGCGGGAGATCATCGAGGCCTACAACTCCGCCGACGACCTCAAAAACTTCTATAACCGCAAGCTCGGCAAGCCGTACACCGACCCGTCCCAGGTGCCGGTGACCCTGGAAATCCTGAACGACTGCGCCCGGCTCGGGATGGAGGCGGGGCTGGTGTGGAAGCAGCGCGCCCGCGGCACGTTCATGGGCATCGACCAGATGGGCAACTTCAACGTGGCCATTATCAAGGAGCGGCTGCCGGACGGACGCCAGGCGGTGGTGCACCTGGAGTACATCTACGACGCCGACCCGTTCGCCAGGTGCTCGGAGCTGATGGAGCAGTACGGCGTGCAGTGCTGCGTCGTGGAAACCTTGCCCAACTACAACGACGCGAAGCGCTTCGCGCAGCGCCACCAGGGCCGGGTGTTCCTGGCGAATTACGCGGACATCAAGGACGAGATGCTGCGCTGGGGCGACGCGCCGAAGCTGGACGTCTCGGAGCGCCGCACGTCGGAAGAAGAGCGCGACCGGTACACGGTCACCCTCGACCAGTACAAGTGCATGCAGGTGTCCATGGCGCGGTTCGTCAAGCGCCTGTGCCTGTTTCCGGATCCTGCGGCGCTCGTGCAGGAGGTGTTCGAGAAGGGCGTCCGGAAGACCGTTTCGGTCTGCAAGGATCTGGCGTTCCTGCACTTCACGAAGACCGCGCTGGTTGCCGAGAAGGACGAGGAAGAGAAGAAGTACCGGCGCCGGGTGGTGAAGGTCGGCATCGACCCGCACACCAGCTATGCGAACATGCTCTGCGACGTCGCCTGGGCGCGCGCCCACGGCACGTCCATGTTCGTCATGCCGATCGAGGACGAGGTCAGCGCCCGGCGGGCGGCGGTCAGCGATGTCATGCCGGGCCTGCCTGAGCCGGTGCTGCAGATGGTCGAGGATCTGCCCGCCGGGGAGGTGTGCGGGCGCTGCCTGGCGTTCAACGAGGAGACGAAAACCTGCGCCGAGCGCCACATGGTCGTGCGGCCACGTGACCCCGGCTGCGTCATGTTTGTGCCGGTGTCGTGAGCTGCTTGCGTCGGTGATATCGGGCGATCTGATCCTCGCTGCGGCAGATCCGGCACCAGCCGTCCAGTCGCCCGCGCTTGTCCCTGGGAGCGAAGTTGGTCAGGTCTGCCGCCATGGTTTCCTGGCAACGCGGGCAGCGTTTCAGCTTCATGCCGCCACCTCCGGGGCGGGCTCGGCCCGCTTGATGGCGTCCATGGCGCGGCTGATGGCTCGCAGGACGGTCTTGCCGGGCGTGGCCAGCAGCAGGCCGCGGTATATCTGGACGCCGTTCTCTACCTCGTCGATTTCCTCGGGCAGGCCGGTGTACGGGGCGTCTGGGATGGTGCGCTGCCGTCGGCGCTCCCAGATGCGGTGCAGCGCCTGCACGCACGGCTGCAGCTCAGCCTGCAGGGGCCGGTGGCGCGGCACCAGCGCGGCGATCTCCTGGGCGATGACGAAGGCCGCGGCGAGGTCGTTGTAGTGGTCGTCGCTGCCGCGCCCGAGGCGGAAGGCGATCAGGGCGTTCGTCAATGGCGCCATGATGGCGCTCAGCTCCCGCGCGGCGAGTTTGTTCGGCACCGGCCTGCGGTGCTCGTTCAGCTGGGCAAACCGGCTCATGCCGCCTCGCTCGGTCGCCACGGGCAGTCGTCCCACGACACCTTGTCGTCCAGGTCTCCGCGGTTCTGTGGCGGGCTGGGCGCCTTGGCCGGTTTCTCGTCGGCCAGGTCAAGCAGGCGCCGGCTGGCGACGATAATCTGGCCGCTGTCGAGGCGGACGATGTATCCCCAATAGATGCCGGTGGCGGTTTGGTGCTGGCCGTATTCCGACATGATGAGTCCGGCCTTGCCGTCGATCTCGGGAATTGGTTGGTGCCATCCTTTGGTGTCGACCACCACCCTGGTGCCGATGGGGTGATACTTGCCGATCATGTTTCTCCCCTGTTGTGTGGATAACGCAATAATACATCAAATTTGATTAATCAGGATGGTCGGCGCGCCGCCGGGCCTGTCGTGACGCGACCATGGTGGAATGAGCGACAAAGCCACTTCCATCGCGTTCAATCCCGAGGCGCCCGCGTCGGAGCGTTTCGACGCCCAGGCCGAGCTGCAGAAGGCGCACACGCCGCGCCTGGCGTCCGAGCTGATCCCGCGCGAAGACATCATGCCGGTCATCGAGTGGATCCGGAACGACCTCGCCGAGCAGGAGATGCAGAAATCGATGGTCGGGACTAAGCTCGTCCCGTTCCCGTCGAACGCCGCCAAGCGCGGCGATCCTGGGATGCAGTCGATCTGGGTCGACGACCGCAACATCGCCATGCTGGGCGAATACTACGAGAAGCCCAGCCCGCTGGGCTTTGACGCGATGCGGCAGATGGTCGACCAGACTCCGATCCTGTCCGGCCTGGTCCTGACCCGGATCCGGCAGGTGCAGCGGTTCTGCCGGGTGCGCGAAAGCGACACCGGCGTGGGCTTCGAGATCCGCCTGCGCGACCGGAACCAGAAGATCGGCCCGGACGAGAAGCAGTCGATCCTACTGCTGCAGGATTTTTTCTCGCACTGCGGCTGGGAAAAGAACCCGCGCCGGCGCATGCGCCTGAAGCGCGACGACTTCTCCAGCTTCATGGCGAAGCTGGTTCGGGACTCGCTGGTTCTGGACTCGGCTCCGATCGAGACCGAGTGGAAGCGGGACAAGAATCTCGGGCTGGACGGCCTGTATGCGGTCGACGGCGCCACGATCCGGCTGTGCACCGAGCAGGGCTACAAGGGCGAGGACGAGATTTTCGCCCTGCAGGTGGTCAACGGTGTCGTGCGAACCGCCTACACCTACGACGACCTCATTTATGTCCCGCGCAACCCGCGCACCGACGTCAACTCTGCCGGCTACGGCCTGTCGGAGACCGAGCTGCTCGTGCGCACGGTGACGGGCTTCCTGAACGCCTTCTCGTACAACACGAAATACTTCGACTCCAACTCGATCCCCAAGGGCATCCTGCACCTGACCGGCAACTACTCCGAGCAGGACTTGGCGGCGTTCCGCCGGTACTGGAATGCCATGGTGCGGGGCATCGAGAATCGCTGGAACATGCCGTTCCTGGTCTCCAAGGATCAGGAGTCGAAGGCGTCGTTCGAGAATTTCGGCGTCGAAGTCAACGAGATGATGTTCTCGAAGTGGATGACGTTCCTGGCCAGCCTGATCTGCGCCATCTACGGCATCGCGCCGGACGAGCTGAATTTCGAGAGCTTCTCGGCGTCGAAGTCCGCGCTGTCTGGCAGCGACACCGAGGAAAAGCTGGCCGAGTCGAAGGACAAGGGGCTGCGCCCGCTGCTGGCGTACTTCGAGAACCTGTTCACGGACTTCATCGTCGCCGAGTTCTCGGACAAGTACGTGTTCCGCTGGGCTGGACTGGACGAGGAGGACTTGGACAAGCGGGAGGAGATGCGCAAGCAGATCCTCACGGTCAACGAAGCCCGGGCCGTGCAGGGCTACGACCCTGTGCCGTGGGGCGAGGCGCCGCTCAACCCGCCGCACATCCAGGTCTGGCAGCAGATGCAGCAGCAGCAGGGCGAGGACTACGGCGACCCGGACTCCATGGGCGGCGGTCAGCCGGGCGACGACGGCCAGGATGGTGGTCAGGACGACCAAGGTCAGGAGGGCGACCAAGGCGGCGGTGACGAGGGCGGTGACGGCGGTCAAGACGACGGCAACGGCCCGGACGACCCCGATCCGGTCGAGTATGGCGGCGACGAGGAGGTGCAGAAGTCCTTCGGTCTGCCGCCGGTTCTGGTAATCGAGCCATGATGGATCAGCAGAGCAAACCGAACGCTCGCCACGGGGTGTTCCCTGGCGATGAGATTTATTTCGAGCACCCGTCCGGCATCCCGCTGTCTGGCCGGGTGCTGGCCCATGGGCGCCACGGCTGCACGGTCGAGTGCGCCAAGGGAAAGCGCCACAAGGTGAAGTGGGAGCGCGTCCTCGGCCACAAGAAGCGCGCCGAGCAGCGCCTGAAGCTCATCGAGCACGGCGAGGATGGGATGCTGGTCGAGGACGCGACCGGCAAGCGCCGGTTCATCGGCGTGGCGCCGGGAATGGCGACCGAGCGCATCGTCGTCAAACGCTGACGGGCACGTCGTGACGGAAAAATGGAGCTGCCCTAGCGGGCAGAGCGGATGTCTCTTGGACGTGGCCCCGCAGCGGGACTGTCGGGAAAAACAGCCCGCAGCAAGTCAGACGTGAGCCCTTGCGGCGAGCCTCCCGCGTCGGGACTTGCCGATACCGTGCGAGAAACGGCGACCCTTCCCCCGCCCGCCGAGGAACCGGCGGGCTTCTCGTGTGTCGTGACGACACACTGCCT